CCTGAGCAGGGTGCGTCGACGGACAACGGCAACAGCAGCGCCCCCGCCCCCTCGTACGGTTACAACGGTGGTAGCAACAGCGGCTCGAACAGCCCGAGCTACTCGGGTGGATCTTCCTACACCCCTCCAGCTCCTGCGCCTGCGCCCAACCCTCCGGCCAACAACTCTGGCTCGGGTGATGGTCGCATCGACTTCGGTCCCGGACAGGCAGATCGTCCCGGCTGCGTCATCATCGAAGGCCGTAGCGTCTGCTGATCAACCGATCGCACAAAGCCCCGTAGCGTGGTTCATAACCCGCTACGGGGCTTCATCATCTCAACACCCCAACACAAAAGCATAGAAAAGAGATCAACCCATGCTCCCATGGACCCCCCCCGCTATGGATCACAGTAACATTCGTTGCTGTAGTAATGACCGTAAATCTTGTAACAGTCATCTCCAAAAAAGTCATCACCGGGCAACTAAACGATGAACAAAACAATGAACCATATGCCAAAAATACGGCATATTGGATTCATGCCATTGCCTCAAGAATCGCAATCGTAGTAAACGTTGTTGCAATCGCGATAGCCATCCCACTTCTACTCACTGGCACGACCTGGATAGGTATCAATTTCCCACATGTCTACTTCATTACGACGTGCGCACTACTGTGGATCCTATCGCTATACCTCACATGGTCATTTTTCCAAGTAAGGGACAAGTCACACGACACCGATGTACAAGGAAGTAACGCACTCATTGATCCAAACGACCGAGCTACTATCAACTACGCCATCGGATGGATATTAGTCAACATTGCCCTTGATGCCGTCATGTGGCTAGTAATGAGCCACCCATGGACTACACATTATTAAAAACGCGGTAACAAACCCGATGAAAGGAGTTACTAACACATGGAATCCAAAACAGCTCCACCCCATCTCAACATCGATGAATCCATGTTCGAGGTCAGTGGCCTAGAACTATTCAACCATGTCCGTGAACGGATGGGATGGACCGATCAATACCTGATGAGTATCAACAATGCTCAGCATCCGTTGCTCAAGGACATCGATCAGATGGTCATGGCGCTGGAGATCCTGCGAGCCTCAAACAAAGAGATCACCATCGTGCCAGACTTCGATACGGACGGTATCTGCGCTGGCATGATTCTCTACGCAGGACTCAACGAGATCGGACTCACCACCAATCTTCATGTCCCCGACTATCACCTCGGACATGAGATCCAGCCATCGGTTATCAGCACAGTCAAGCAGCAGTTCCCGGGCACGGAAGCTGTTATCACCTGCGATGCCGGAACCAACAGCCGTGATGCTCTCGCCTACGCAGACACCATCGGTCTCATCACGCTTGTGACCGATCACCACGTAGAAGAGAGCAAGTCTCTCGCGCATATCCTCGTCAACCCCAACAGGATCGACGAGACATATCCCAACCGAGAGATCTGTGGGGCGCACGTGGCGTACCAGGTGGTGGAACGATACGCATCGCTCTACCACCCAGACAAGCTATCGGCCATCACATGGCTCAAGGTTTTTGCGGGCATCGGAACAGTAGCTGACGTGATGAGTCTTGTGTACGAAAACCGAAACCTCGTGCGCGAGGCGCTCATGTTCACCAGGCTACTCATTGCCACACCCGAGCCTGGACCCACGTACAAGAAGGTGAAGTCTAAGTACGAAGAGCCTGACGAACTCGATGACATTGAGATCGACATCGACCGGACCCCCACGTTGTTGGCCATGCTACGCGCGCAGAACCACCACCCGGTGTACATGCGAGCATTCGAAGGCATGAACCTGCTCCTACAGGAGCTAGGCACAACCCATGAACGAGTCGACGAGCAGCTCTACGGATTCTCGATCGCTCCAGCGTTCAACGCCACAAGGCGCGTCGACGGAGACTACCGAACCGGATTCGCAGTCTTCACGGCAGACACTCTCGATGAGCAGCAAGAGGCAGCACAGCGCCTCGTTGAGTACAACGTACAAAGGAAGAACCAGGTCCGTGAAATCCTCGATTCCATCATGGATGCGGATCAGCCATGGGCACCATATGTGTTCCCCACGGATGCGCTACCAGGCATGCTGGGCCTCATTGCTCAGAACCTCATGCTCATGCACGGACACCCCGTTGCAGTCGTTCGCATCCACCCGGACGGATCGTGCTCAGGTTCCATGCGGTCCCCCACATGGTTCCCTGTCATCGAGCAGCTCGCATCGTTGCAAGATCCGACCATCGGTGCGCAGGGTCACGAGTTCGCCTGTGGCGTGCGCGCACGCTCACCCCAGCAACTCTATGACGCACTGGCCACCCTTGTGCCACAGCAACGTGATGCTGTCATCGCACAGACAGGTGTCCTCACCCATTCGGATCCAGCAGCTCTCGTGCTGGGAACAGCTCCTGATGCAGATGCTCCGCTTGATGAGATTCGAGCAATCACGCAATACATGGACAAGGTGAAGGAGCTCGCCCCATTCGGGCACGGGTTCCCAGCCCCACCTGTTGATGTGGTCATCAACCTGTCCGTGTGCTCGATCCACACAATGGGTGACCACAAGCAGCACCTCAAGCTCATCACACCTGAGGGTGTTGCATTGCTGTGGTGGAACCGATCGGATCTCGCACCGCATCTCACCGAGCGGAAAAACAGCGTCGACACAGCAGACATGATGTGTCGTCTCAGGGTGACACTCGGTCTCAACACCTTCGCAGGCCGCACCACCCTGCAAGGCATCGTTGACCACGAGGTGGAGCAACCCACACAAAACGAGCAAGAAGAACAAGAGCAAGAAAGGCCGTAATGATCACAATAAAGAAGACCATCTCTGAGATGTGGGAGGGTACCCGAGAAAGCCGAGAAGGCAAAATAGGTCTCGTGCTCCTGGCCTTCATGTCCATCCTCGCATACGCAGGAGTCATGGCGCTCGTCTACACGATCGTCGGTAAACCGGTATTTGCCGTCACCTACACCAACGCATTCGCAGCAACGTGCATCATCTTCTGGAGACGGCGTAACAGCGCAGCTCCGATGATCAAGAAGCAACGTATTCCCACCATGGAATGCGTGATGGTACCCATCATCACCGTCGTGATGACTCTGGGATCGACAGTTCTTGCCCTATGGGTCAAGCAATCGTTGAATTATCCATCACCGCTTCAAAAGATCAGCGAGACGACGCCAGCTATAGCCATTGTCATCATGAGTCTCATCATCGCACCAATCGGTGAAGAAGCTCTCATGCGAGGATTCATCTACCCAGTCCTCAGGCGAAAGCTATCGGTGACATCAACAATCGTGATCACGGCGCTACTGTTCGCTATGCTGCACGGAAATCTCGTACAGATCATCCTCACAATCCCACTGGGTATTGCCCTGGGGTATCTGTACGAGAGAACGCACAATCTCCTTGCGTGCATCAGCATGCACATGTTGTTCAACGCCACAGCATTGTTGCTACCAAGCGTCCATGTCGGAAGACTGGATGCTGTCGCAGCCACATCGCTCATTGTCATCACACTGGGTCTATGGATGTACATCCCGCGCATCCAAGCAAAACGCAAAACGGATACCTCAGTAGGTGGGCTGTGATGTAGACACATGGGAGGTGTGACGGTGGGTGGAGTACCCCCGTCACACCTCCCGGTTCGTACACGGTACGAACCGGGGATTGGAATGAAGAAACAAGTTTCATCATTCATTTCAATCTTTTAATATATCTTCAAACAGAAAGGAGGATTGTCATGATCATTCAGCGTGGACTCATCTACGACAACAAGCAGAACATCGTCATCCCGAATCTGCCCAAGGATCTCGGTATGTCATGGAATCCTCCGAAGCCTGGAGAAGGTATCGAGGGTTTCGACGGCACGCCTGGTGCAATCCTGCGCCACGTGGTCTACAACCGCCTGCCCAGCGAGACGAAGCAGGATCTCCTGGACAACTGGCAGTACCGCGAAACGAAGCGCCGCATCCGCGACAGGCGCGGTGTGCTCATCCGCGAGCGCATCGTCTTCCTGAAGCGAGCTCGCGTCTACGCCGCCGAGTTCATTTATGCGCTACCGGACACGAACTCTATGGAGTTCAAGCTCTGGATGGAGCGCCAGAACCACGGCGGACTCACCCGCGCTGAGTTCCTCGCGGAGCAAAAGGCTCAGCGTGAACGACTGGCAGACCGCCATTCTCTACGGTGGAACCCCGCCAAGCACCGCGCCAAGAAGCAGGCAAAGTACCGTGCGCGTGCTCAGGCGGCGTGACACCACCGTAGACCCACAATCTCGGGATCGTAAAAAGCGATCCTTTCGCGAAAAGAACAGGGGCCATCCTCACCGGATGGCCCCTGTTTTATTGTGACACGACTTCTCCCCCAGAAACACGGACGGGAGCCGTCCCACCAGCTCCCGTCCGTTTTACGTTGTGCGGTCCCACATCGTCCCAGATTTTGGTTCACGTTCCACGAACCCGAATCAACCTGTCGACGACATCATACACAAACATGACGCACACGTGCAACACCAACGTTCATACAGACAATGAGGCCGATTGTGACCTCTGCCATATATTGGAAAACAACAACTCAGCCGACTGTGGTGCCGATCACCAGCGCGCCGCCAAAAAGCAAGCTGTAGCAAATGTTGCAACTAAAACCGCTACATACGACAACCCGGTTTTCCCTGGAATATCAAGCCAAACAACACCCGTAGCAGAAGGCTACTACAACGCCAAAAACGGCTGCTACGGCACTTTCGCGCATCACTGCAACGAAAAGTGCCACTTGTAGCACTTGTAGCGGCTTTTTTGACCCAAGTCTTCAGGTGCGCATGCGCGTATGTGCGCGTGATACACGCATCTTGAAATACAGTCAAGCGATCATCTCAGAATACGGAATACATCGATTCTCAGAGTTGACAGAGGCAACTTCTCCAGGTATCACGCGTGCGTGTGCGCATCACGAGGAAAATACCTGCTACATCTGCTACAAATCTGGTTTTTCCTTGAAATACCAATGGTTATATATGTAGCAGATATTTATTAAAAGTAATTCTCAATAAATACTTTCTGGTGTAATACCGCCGAAAAACCCTGTAGCAGATATTTTTCTAAATCCGCTACATTGGGAAGAAAAACTGCTACTCCTGCTACAAAACCCCTCTCATGAGCAATACGCTCCGCTGAAGATGCTCACTATCCCCGAGAGGGCCCCCAGGAGCGTCTCTACGGCCCTGGGGGGAGACGATCGGCACTTGGGCGCATTGATGTCATTTCAGAGCCTCTCAGACGCATCTAGCGCATGTGCCCCCCCCGCTCTGTGCCGTCTCTCCTGAGAACGCGCTGTCGCGCGCCGAGAGACAGCAGAACATGGCGACCGGTAACATGGTCCCTACCACCGTGCGCAGCTTGCGCGGTAACCCCACATAACGTATGATTCCTCTGGTGTACGAGTAACTTCTGCGTATCCCACATACGCGGCAGTCCCACCACTCGTACCCCTTAGAATTGAAAGAAGGTCCCACATGCTGCACTCCACTAACGCCGCATCCAACATGACGAGGATGTGGTTTCAATGACAACAAACACCACCTCTATTTTGCCTGCTCAGAAGCAGGCAAAGCCTAGTCAAGTCATGCTGCCGCCGGTTAATCAGCTGATCTCCGATGAGGTCGAGCTATTTTTTGCGACGCAAAACCAGGAAATCCTCAACGCACAAGACGTTGAGTTCCAGCTACTCAACCGCATCAACAACAGGTTGATTGCAGAGAATGTGAACTACGGCCTCAAAGGTACGCGCGTCTACCAGACACTGCGCACACTTCCGCCAGCAGTGATCGCTGACTGCATGCTCAAACGAAATCGAATCGTTCGTATCATGCTCTCAGATAAGAACACGGACCCCAACTACGACGTACTTGCTGTGTATATGGACCACGGTCCAGATACTGGTATTTACGTCACCGATGAAGTCTCTATCCGAGTACTTGCCCGTGAGTACAACTACTCGATTTCGTCTAAAGAACTTGACCAAATGATGGACACAATGGCCGACAACGCACCTCGCGTTATGGTCAATACCAATCGCGATCTCATTGCTGTGAACAACGGTATCTTCGACTACAAGACGAAACAGCTGTTGCCATTCACGCCTGAGATCGTCTTCACGGCAAAGTCTGCGATCAACTACAAAGACAACCCAGTCAACCCCGTCATTCATAACGATGCAGACGGCACCGACTGGGACATCGAGTCATGGATGACTGACCTCAATGACGATCCTGAGATCGTCAACCTCCTGTGGGAGATCATGTCGGCCATCATCAGGCCAAATGTTTCATGGGATAAGACAGCATGGCTTCTCTCCGAAGTCGGTAACAACGGTAAGGGCACGCTTCTGACGCTCATGCGTAACCTGTGCGGTGAGCGAGCATGGACATCCATCTCCGTTGCAGACTTCGGCAAGGACTTCCATCTAGAACCCTTGATCCGAACAAACGCCGTCCTTGTTGATGAGAACGATGTCGGTGAGTACGTCGATAAAGCGGCAAATCTCAAGGCCGTCATTACAAATGACATCATCTTGATTAACCGCAAGAATAAGACTCCGATCGCGTACCAGTTCCGAGGGTTCATGGTGCAGTGCGTCAATGACACGCCCCGGTTCCGAGACAAGTCTGGGTCGCTCTATCGTCGGCAGCTCATCATTCCGTTCAACAAATCATTCACGGGTGCCGAGCGCAAGTACATTAAACAGGACTACATGCACCGCACCGAGGTGTTGGAATACGTCCTCCACCGTGTGCTCAGCGGCAGCTTCTATGAGCTATCTGAGCCCGCTGCCGTCAAAATGGCGCTCCATCAGTACAAGATCGAGAACGACCCCGTCCGAGCGTTTGTCGAAGAGTTCCTCGATCGTATGGTCTGGGATCTACTTCCGTGGCGATTCCTCTACGCGCTCTATCGCGCGTGGATTGTCAAGGATCAACCGTCTAACCCACCTTTGGGTTACAACAAGTTCATCAAGCATCTAACACTTGTGCTTCAAGACACGCCCGATGAAGGTAAGAACTGGATCGTCACGCCAGCCGCTGTGCGTACACAGAACCGCATTGTCGGTGATGAGCCATTGGCTGTCGAATACGATCTTCACGATTGGATCGACATCCAGCCAGCCGGTGGATCCATGAGAAAGATTGGTATCCCCCATAACATGCCGGTTTCGACACGAGGACTCCTACGAGCCACCGCTACGGCTTCACCTGGATCTGCATCAGACGATGACGATCAGGACAGCTAAAACAGCCAATAACCAACCCTGCACAACCCCTGTCTCACAATCGCTGAGCAGGGGTTGTGTGGCATTTATTCAATCACCCAGAAAGAGCTTTACTCATGAATCTGACCCACACCACTCACGCCGGTTACATCCGGCAGGACGACGTGTACACCGATGAAAACGGCGTCAACTACACCGTGCGCCAGGACACCGATAGTGGAGATCCCCGGTCGTGGATCCCCAACAAGGATGTCGCCATCGTTGTCATCAACGCCGATCGCAACACGCGAACCGACAATATCAATGACTACGATGACAACCCAGCGATCGACGACCTTCTCCAAGCCATGGAGCGAGACGACATCGATGATCCAAGCGACATCACCACCGCGTGGTGGAACGACTGGAAGAAGAGCCTTGCCAAGCGCAATATCCCATACGACGTTGACATGATCGCCTGTCATGGCTACGACCAGTCCACATGGTTCACTGTCATCGCAGCCGCCAAGGAAGGCTACGGTTCTGCTCGTAGCAATATTGACACCTTTGTCATGTGGGCTAATGGTGACGTGTGGATGGTGTCCCCCGACCACCCTGATTACGACACGCTGTGGGGCATCTACGCTGACGACGCCGAAACTGCCGTCAAGCACTACATCGAGAACTACATCCTGCATGAGCCACCTCAGCTAGAGACGCTCTTCTGAACGACATATCAACGAAAGGATGCCAGCTATATGAAGCGAACCACCTACAAGAAAGCCCGATTCGTCTTCTGGGACATTGAGTCACTGACAAACGTCTTCACCGTCGCTTTCTTCGACCGAGAAACACGAGCTCTTAACGTGTTCTATCTCGTCGACGTAGGTACCCCGGTCGGTGATGCGTTGCGTACGTCCGATCTGGACCACAACGCGGTTCTCACGGCCATTCTGAAGCGCAATCCAGCCTGGGCTCGTCTGTGGAAACCGGGCGAAACTCCCATCCTTCGGTTGCACAACCTGGTGACATGGGAAGCCAACCATCTGCTCGCTCGCATGATTGGGCTCAGCGATGCAGCTTCTGTGAACGATCCACATTCCCAGAGCACGTACTTGCGTGAATATCGACCCGTGTGCGACACGGATCCAAACTACGATCCTGAGGTTCATCCGTTCGTATGCGGCTACAACTCAGCCAACTATGATACGACCCTCATGGCCATCTATCTCGCAAGCGTCATGGAAAGCATTCAAGAGCCTGTCCGCCAGGCCCGTGAGCGTGCCATGCTCGCCTCGACAGACGATGAGAAACGTCGTGTCTATGAAGAGATGATGGAAACATGCAAGCTTGCATTCAGGCGCACCACTCCCGTGACTGCTGCTGAGATCCGTCGACACAACGACGCTCTCTTCACGGATGAGTACATCCGTCAGATGCCGTCGTACCTCACCTCTTCTGCTATTGCTAACGGTAAGGGCTGGGACGGGACGGCGAACAAGGTCAGGCGGGCCATGCTCCACTCTGGCAGACACCTCGACATCGCGCGATTCAATGAGAAGCAGCAACGTGTGGGCCTCAAGCGTCTACTCGGCATGCTGGGGTACCAGATTCTCGAATCCGATCGACTGAAGCACGACTCGATCATCGAAACAATCGATGATCTTATCGAACTCATCGCCTACAACGTCAGCGACGTTGTCAATCTGGCGTACCTAGCAGATCACCCGACATACTCAGGCGGGTTCGACCTCAAGCATGCCTTGATGGTCGACTATCCTGAGACCGTCTACCAGGCTGTGAACGGTTCTAAGTCGAAGCCGGATTGCAGGCCCGATCGTGTTCGTCGTGATCGCCTCACTCCTGACTCAACGTCAGCGAAGTTCGTTGCACGCGTTCTGGCCCCCTACGAACGGCTAAAGGACATCAAGACGGTGTCGTTCATGTACCCGTCGAAGCAACGCGCCCAGGAGCTGGGCATTGAACAGTTCGATGTTCTCGAACTCGCCAAGAGCTTCTTCTACGAGAACGTCGACAGTGCTCACGCTCGCGCTGCTTTCGATGAAGTCTACGAATACTACGCGAGCATTCGCGGTAAGAACTTCAATGGATCCAAGGCGTATGTCGAAGACTACGATCTTGATCCAGACTGTAACAACGTCGACAACGACGGTGTGATCAGCGCTTATCGACTCAACGAGATCCCGAAGCGCGCGACGAACGTCCCGTACTTCCGCAAGGATGGCACGGCAACGTCGTGCTTCGCGACGTTCTCGACAGGTGGTATTCACGGCGCTGAAGCGAACATGGTCCTCTTCCAGGATCACAACGCTGAAGCTAACGCTCTACGCGATCTCATCGATGCAGTCATCGACACGCTCCATGTCCGTGATCTCGCTGAACCAGAGCAAGCCATGGCCATCCGTAAGAGTATCCGCGTGACTCTACCTGATGAACGAGTCATTCCGTGGCAGCAAGTCTTGATGAGTAAGTCGTCGCCCAAGCCAGAGCGAGGTGCTTTCTTCAAGCCTGTACGTAACAAGGAGCTCTTCATCAAGCGTAGCGACGGGTCAACCAAGCTTGACCCCAAGTATGCGATGACATCGGTTGCGAAGGCAGTCCACGAGGACTTCTCGTCTTACTACCCCTTGCTGCTCACCAACCTCTCCGCGTTCTACAACAAGGCGTTGGGCGAGGACCGCTACGGAAAGCTCTACCTGGACAAGGAGCGATTCGGTCAGCTGATGAAGGATCCCTCCATCACTGCTGACGAGCGAGACATGTTCGTATCCAAGCGAAGTGGTGTCAAGCTGCTGCTCAACAGCGCTTCCGGCGCAGGAGACACTGAGTTCGAAGGCTCGCCCATCCGCATGAACAACATGATCATCTCCATGAGACTGATCGGCCAGTTGTTCTCCTGGATGATCGGGCAAGCTCAGACTCTCGAAGGCGCTCGCATCATCTCGACAAACACCGATGGTCTGTACTCGGCAGACATCGACCTGGAGACAAACAACAGGGTGCTCGATGAGCAGTCTGAGCGTATCCATGTCTTGATCGAGCCTGAAGAGCTTCTTCTGGTCTCAAAGGACTCGAATAACCGAATCGAGCTGGCTGTACCACCTGCGTACGCAGACGGTACTGCTAAGCCCCAGGATGCGAAGATTCTCAGCGCATCAGGCTCTTCTCTGGCATGTTGGCGCAAGCCATCGCCCACGAACTCGTTGGCTCACCCAGCCGCGCTCGATCGAGCAATGGCTGTGTACCTACGAGCAATCGCGGTGACGAACCCTGAGCTCATCAACAAGCCAGTTGACCCAGATACTGCGCGAGACATCATGACGGCGATCGCGCATCAGGAAGACAGCGTGGAAGCGTTGCTACTCTTCCAGAACGTCATCGCAGCCTCTCCTGGTATGCTCACGTTCCACTACGCGGCAGATCCCATCCCTGTGGATCAGGAGGATTCTCCTGAGCTGGCAGCTCGCAACCCGCGAGCGCTCCAGCACTACAACCGGGTGTTCGTCGTCAAGCCGGGCACCGAGGGCGCAGTCTCTTTGCGTGCAGCCGGTGCATGGAAAGTCAACGCCACAGTGGCCCAGTCGCGCAAGAAGCGCGGCGACGCTCCCGTGGTGCGCACTGACGCAACCGCCAATGCAATCATGATCGCTAACGGCTATGCGCCAGATGCAATGACTGCGCATCAGTACAGCATCCAGCAGGCTCCGGTTGATCAGGATATTTCTATCCGCAAGATCACCGGTATCGAGCCTACCTGGCACATGATGGTTCTCAACGAGGATCTCATGTGTCTGAGCGAGGATCAGCGCCGCGCTCTCATCGAGCAACTGGATCTTGATACCTATGCCCAGATGTTCTGTGATTCGTATGAGTCAAATTGGATGAATACGATCCCAGAACAAGAGTGACACCAGAAAAACAACAGAAGGGAGTACAACGATGCCCAAGCAAGTACGTGTCCGAGGACACACCCTCATCGCTGAGGGGAAGCCGTTCACCAAGTGGGGTGATCGAATCTTCCCCGAAGTGGGACCGGATGACCAGACCAACGTCAAGGGTCGTGCCAAGTGTTCATGCGGAATCATGTCTGACCCCCTCATGTCAGACAGAGCCCGTATCCATTGGCACGCTGCCCATAAGCAGGAGGTCATCGCTAATGGGTCGCCCTGAACACTACGTTGAAGGCTACCTTGTCGACGAGTGTCGACGCCGGGGGTGGTGGACTGCAAAGTTCACCTCCCCCGGTATGCGGGGCGTTCCTGACCAGATCATTGTCACTCCAGCTACCACCTGTTTCGTCGAAACAAAGAGTGACAACGGCTCTCTCAGACGCCAACAGATCCGAGTCATCACACATATGCGCCGTAGTGGCGCACGTGTATATACAGCTCATACGCGACAAGAAGTCGACAACATTATCCACGAACTACAGCTGCTCAATGACCAAACAACGTAAGGAGATACAACCTATGACCGACAACATTACTATCGATCGAGAGTTGCTTGATGCGACGATGGACCACGATGTCATCGTGTTCACCAAGTCCAGGTGCGTCCAGTGCGATCAGACCAAGCGACTGCTGCGTAAGAACAGCATCGCGTTCCATGAGATGAACCTTGAGAACGAAGAGATCCGTCTGACCGATCAACGCTACAAGACCGCGTATGAGTTCGTCACTCAGACGCTCGGTGCGCAGGCTGCTCCGGTCGTCCTCGTCAAGAACCATCGACTAATGAACGAGATTGACACGTCTATCTACATGGACGCATCATTCTGGGCAGGATTCCGACCAGACTTCATCAAGGCGATCACTCCCGATAACCAGGACTGATAAACAACAGAGAGAACACAGAGAGAAGGTGGATGTCATGGTCTACTACGAACCGCGCGTCACACAAACCGATAAAGATCATATAACGCACAGGCTATCCAAGTACGTCATGGACATCCGCCATGATCAAGAAGCATACAAGCACCTGCATTGCTATTGGCCCGATGACCCCATCGGACCTAACAACTGCTCGTTCGATGTCATCACTGCGCCGGGATCCATCACCATCTACGGTGATTGGATGAGCGCATTCACACTTCGTCGCTACGGCGACCAGGATATGTTGCTCGACTTCTGCAATGATAAAGGTATTGCCATCGGTTATTGGGCTGAAAAGCTTGATATGAACGAGCACACAAAGAACGCAGCCATTATGGCTATCGATACCAATGCTTTCTTCGAGGACGTTAGGAATCTCATCAAAGAATGGTACGTCGACAATGAATATCCGCACAATGATGAGCGTATCAATCTCACGATGAACGCCATTCGTGAAGATGTTTCATTTGAAGACTCTCGCCATCCTTTTGAACAATTGCTCGACATCCCCTTCTATCCCGATCCTCATAGCTACCCAGAAGACATGTGTGACATCATCGATCCTGAAAATACCCCAGGAGAGCATTACACCCTCGAATGGGTTAGAACATGCATGGCTCTGCAATGGGCTTCTCGTACATACGAAGAATTGACTACGGAGGAAAAGAAACAATGCCTAATGTAACATACCTCACCGACACCAAAAGTGATCCAAAACGCCATATCATTCTTGGTGATGACACCCTATTCCCAGACTCTGCACTAAGTGAATGGTTCGCATCAGTCCGTCCTGGTGAAAAATTTATCTATTTACGCATCGCATTGATCAACGCGGCTATGCGTATGAACCGCGAAGATCGTGAACTACTTACCGACAATGATTTCATTATCACAACAATCCCTGTAATCTACAAAAAAGGAGATAGCATTTTCGCTTCTTATGACGGTTTCGAAGAACTCACACTCTACCTACCGCTTTATCATAAGGGCAAACAATGCGGCATCGACCCAGAATGCGCTGATACATACGCTGCACTATCCGTCTTTAAACATCTGGGTGAAGACGTCAAGAAATTCATCTCAAAAAATTCACCAAATTATCGATAACTGCACATGAAAGGAGGGCCTCATATGGGATTCCCGGTCCTGATGGACCAGCAAGCCGCTGCTTCGCAGTTCATCCAGACGAGACCCTACGCAGGAGTTTTCTTGGATATGTCGGGTGGCAAGTCACTGGCAACGCTCCATGCGCTCTCCAAGATCCAACCGGCAGGCCATGTGCTGATCATTGCGCCGATCAAGATCGCCAGGCTCTCGTGGATCTCTGAGATCGAGAAATGGGGTGTCAACGTTCGTGCTCGATCGTTGATCGTCGACGAAAAGGATCGCAAGCTCTCCCGCGAACAACGACTTAGTCGTTACGCTGAGCTTCTTGATCCGTCGACACCGCCAACGCTCTGGTTCATCAACCAGGAGCTTATCTACGATCTCGTCACATGGCTACCGCCCCTTGATCCACGCGATCGTAAGAAGATACCGACACCCAGGTGGCCCTTCCCGACCGTCATCATTGACGAGTCTCAGGGCTTCAAGTCGGCATCCTCTCAGCGATTCAAGGCTGTACGTGCTGCCCGTGGTCAGATCTCCCGCATGATCCTTCTGTCAGGTACACCAGCGCCCAACAGCTTGGAAGACCTGTGGTCACAGGTCTATCTACTCGACATGGGTCAGGCTCTCGGACCAACCATGACCCAGTACCGTATGACGTACTTCGAATCGAAAGTCCGTCTCGCCAATGGTACCCAGGTCAATTGGCAACCTCGACCCGGTGCGAAAGAGGCGATTTACCAGCGTATCGACCATCTGGTGATGAGCGCTCCAACGGTTGCTCGCAAGCCAATCCCACCCATGACGTTCCACAACATCATGGTCGACATGAGCAACAACTCGCGTCAGGCGTATCGAACCTTGGCCAACACCTTGGTCCTCGACATCGCCCAATCAGCAGGTATCGATCCGCAGGCTGACAAGACACTGAGCTCTGTCTCAGCAACCAACAAGGCTGTGCTACGCACCAAGCTTGTGCAGCTCGCTTCGGGCACCATCTACCTCGATGACACCGAGGATGTAGAGACAGAGGAAGAGCTCCAACAGTTCGGCGTACGCATCGATGTCTCGATGCTCCCTACCGCGTCGCAGTCTCTGACTGCGCCCAACGGGAGACAGTACGCGATCGTGCACAACGCCAAGGTGACAGCTCTGTTGCATCTTCTTCGGCAGCAAGATAGTCCTGTCCTCATCGCGTATTACTTCACGTGCGATCGTGACATCATCACGAACTACCTCATGTTCCACGGCTATGACGTGCGTGTCTTTGACGGCACCCGTGACATGTATGAGGCATGGAATCGCGGCGAGATTCAGGTCATGCTCATCCACCCGGCATCAGCCGGACACGGACTCAACCTGCAAGACGGTGGACACACCCTCGTGTGGTACACGCTTCCGGCATCGCTGGAGCACTACATGCAGACGAACAAACGCCTGCACCGCGTGGGTCAGCAACACCCCGTGAACGTCTATCAGATCCTCACGCGAGGAACGATCGATGAGAAACTCCCAGGTGCCCTAGAGAAGAAAGAGCACTTGCAGCAATCTCTCATCGATGCTGTCGAGAAGACCGTCGAAGACATCATAACGTGATGACATAGCCCCATCGCATTCACGCAACGGCCTGGATAACCACTCAAGCAAATCTGGGCCGTTGCGTCCCCATATCAACGAGAAAGAGGTGATCACCATGAGCCAACCTCAAACCAGACAGCCCCTAGCTGTCAGAGTTCGACCAACATCGATCGATGACGTTATTGGCCAGGACGCTGCATTAGGCGAAGGATCCATCATTCGCCACATGCTCGATGCATCCGCACCGCCTGTCAGCGTCATCATGTACGCCCCTCCAGCGAGTGGAAAGACAACGATCGCTCGCATCATGGCTGAAACAGCCGGAATTCACTTTGTTGAATTATCAGCAACATCAGCCAAGGTGTCCGATGTTCGCAAGGTTCTCACCGACGCGCAGCATCATCTGGACGCAGACGGTACACCAACGATCGTCTTCATCGACGAGATCCATCGGTTCTCCAAGTCGCAGCAAGATGTGCTGCTCCCTGGTGTCGAACACGGCGTGATCCGTCTCGTTGGTGCGACGACAGAGAATCCTAGCTTCTCTGTCAACAGCGCACTCTTGTCCCGGTGCGTTGTCGTTACCCTGTCGACGCTCACCGATGACGACATCTACAAGATCCTCCAGCGGGCCATTCATCATCCAGATGGACTAGGCCACGATCCACAAGACGTACACATCCCCGATGACGTTTGTCGCACCATCGCGATGAATGCATCGGGCGATGCCCGGCAAGCGCTCACGCTCTTGGAAACTCTCGATGCCGTGCGTGGCGATCAACCAGCCACGATCGACATGCTGACATCTCTTGCGCCACACGCTATCCAACGTTACGACCGCGATGGGGACCAGCACTACAACATCGTGTCTGCTTTCATCAAGTCCATGAGGGGCTCCGATCCCGACGCAACGTTGTACTGGTTGGCCAGACTCATCGAAGGGGGCGAAGACCCCAGATTCATCGCGAGACGAATCGTCATTCACGCAGCCGAGGACGTGGGCCTTGCAGACCCATCTGTACTACCCTTGGCCGTCGCTGCACAGCAGTGCGTCGCACTCATCGGACTACCAGAAGCTCGCATCCCGCTGGCTGAGGCAGCACTTGCAATCGCCACTGCACCTAAGTCGAACGCTACCTACCAGGCGATCGATCGAGCAATCAAGCTGGTGCGAACCACAGGCTCATTGCCTGTGCCTAAGCATCTGGCCGACGCTCACTACCAAGACGCGAAGAAGCTATACGGCAACGGTGTGGGATACAAGTATCCCCATGATTACCCCCATCATGTCGTGGCGCAGACGTATCTGCCTGATGATCTCATTGGTCAACCAGATGCAAAAGTCTTTCGTCTCGACGGTGATGGTATCGGCCATGAAACAGTCATCGCTCGTCGACTGCAAGCAATCGACAGTCTCACCCAGATTGATACTCATGAGGGTGCATAAAACTAACACCCAGCCGTATGGCTGGGCGTTAGTAAGTGGGCAGTGACAATCTCATCAAGACGATGGGATCACCAGGGCCGAATCCTTGTAGATGCAATTGACATCGATGAGGCTATTAGCCTGGGCGATCTTGTCGACACTCACGCCTGTCGCCGCCGAGATGCTCGACAACGTATCTCCCGGCTGCACAATGTAAACGCTGGCATCCCTGCCATCGTTGACATTGCTACCATCGACAGGCTGAACCGCCGGGGGAACCGGATCTTTCTCATCCCCTGGCGTTTCAGACGGATTCTGAGTGTCCACCGGTTTCACCGGTGGTACACCCGATTGTTGATTCTCGGAGACGCTACCGCGTCCCGAGGGTGATTGAGAAGAAACTTGATGGTCAGATTGAGCAAGTGTTGCTGGTCGGTTGTACCCAATGTGGGACCACGCAGCCAGCAAAGCAGCCAAGATCACCATGGCGACAACGCCCAATGCGACGAATACCGCATTGGGGTTCTTCACTGAAGAAACACTCTTCTTATCCTCTCCCATGACACCCTCCTTTCTGATGTTACCTGTACGTGAGATTTTCTCACAAACAATCATACACGCATACGCCAGGAAAGGATGGATTATACTGGTGTAGCAGGATAATCCAATCCGCATACATAACACGAAGGAGACCAAAACATGGCTACTCACCAAATTACCGCATCGCAGATCCGACCTGGTTCTACGATCATCCTACGAGGCAAGATCGAATACGCCCGTGTGCGCAGTCTCATGGGACCTGAAGACATCGACAAGCTCAACGAGACCCGTCGCGCTAATCGCAAGCCCGGTGCACCGTTCTACCCGCTGGACCGCAACAAGCCGCTCACGCGACTCTCGCTATCCAACGTTGAAGTCGTCTTCAAGAGTCCCGATGGCAAGCCTGATCTGGAAGAGTACTACGTCTATGAGCGTTTGTTCCAAACTCCCGATAAGCCCGAACTAGGCAATCGTTGGAGCATTGACAACAAGGGGAACCGCTTGCCGGTTCTTCTCAAGGTTGTCAACGGCAAGGCTGTGCAGATTACAGACAATGAGATCCCTGCGTCGACCATGTCGATGCCAACGGAGCCAGCACGAGATCAGCTCGTCACCGTTGTTCTCAACGTCTACTCGTCCGGTATGAACGCCAACAACGGCATCGGCCTTCAGACCATCATCTTCGATGGCGAGCCCGAGTGGTTCACTGGTGGCAATTCTGCTGTCAACAACAACGCACTCGCGGCTCTCGGCATCACGCTGAGTGGCCCGATCGTCGCTCAGGAAGGCGTTGTCATGAACGAGACTGCTCAGCAGGTTGCCGCGCCCGTCGCCGCTCCTGTGGCTCCAGCTGTTGCTCAGCCTGTCGCACCGGTTCAGGCACCTGTCGCCCCTGCGGTTCCGGTTGTTCCCGCCGTTCAGCAGGCTGCGCCTCAGAACACGGTGGTCGACGCAACTTCGGGGCTGGCAATGCCTGCCCCGGTGACCCAGGCTGTCGCGCCCGTTGCGCCCGCTGTTCCTGTGGTTCCAGCTGTTGCTCCGGCTACGCCTAACCCGCAGGCCGCACAGCTTCTCAACGCTGTCGCGCAGCAGCAGGCTCCCGTTCAGGCCGACCCCGCGTCTGCCTTCGGCGTGACCCCTGAGGCCCAGCCTCAGCCGGTTGCTCCTGAGGCATCCGTCGATAGCCCCTGGGCTATCTGACCAGTGACACATGATTGAGACGGATGCTGCTCCCACACTGCACCACGCAGTCATAGCAGCATCCGTCTCATCGTTCCTCCCGTCTTTCCCATCTTTCACCCACATCACATGTCGACACGAAAGGGCTCACCATGACCGTGTCTTCAACTGACACCTTTGACCCACGGGTCGCATTCCCCCACTTCTACAACAACGAGATCATCCAACACGTTCTTGGCCCTCGTGCCATCTGGACCGTTTCCGATCCAACCTCCAAGATGCCGATCGACATGCGTCATTTGCTGAACGGCTGCTCTGGATGTACACATCCAGGCCCTGTGCGCGGCGCATGGGCACGCGATGAACGCGTGCTCGTCACTCTCGATGAGCTAACCGCAGGGCTCCCCACCGCCGCCAACTGCGCCATGTTCGTCGACGCACCTTCCCAGGGTTGCGTCGTTCTCGACATCGAGAAGACATGCCCCGCCGACGTACGAGACAGCCTTCTTACGATCGGCGCTCTGTACGCTGAAACATCTTTGTCCGGCAAGGGCTATCACTTGCTTCTCCCCTTGCCCCCATCGTTCAATGAACTGACTGTTGCAGCGAGCAAGGCAGTTCTCAAAGGTCCGCACGGGTGGTGGGAGATCTTGCAGTCTAACCACTTCGTCACATACACGCGCAACCCCACCCCGATGACTGTCTCAACAACTGTCGATCAGGATCTCTGGGACCAAGTGTGGCGATCCGTCGCAGAAGATGCAAACAACGCACCAGTCGTCACATACGACAGTATCAACACCGATAAGCGACCAGAACACGATTGGTATGAACCGGTTCTCCGTACTCTCATTGCTCGTTCGCGCTTTTTTGGTCGCACACTTGACAACTTCGAGCATGATCATTCTCGTTACGAATGGGCATACGCCCAATACGTTTACAACAACTTGCTTCAGTTGCGAGTCAGCCCCCAAACCATCAGCCTGTCTTCTGGAGAGAGCATCCCCATGAATAACATCATTGTCGACAGCGAGGCCGCGTCATGGCTGATCTACGAGACGCTTAATCATTATCTGGAGCATCGTGCAAAACACGATGAGACCCGCAGTGACATGCCGTTGTTGCTTAATCTCGCTACCCGTGTTGTGACAACACGAGAAACGACTGAATAATCCCAGCTAAACCCCCGAAAAGAGGTACAACATGTTGCTTTCCGAACAAAAGAACAAACAGTACATCATTGTCATTGATCAGTACGATGACAATCTTGGCAGATACATCCCGAAGAGTCACACTGTTGAAGCTCCGACATTGGTCAAAGCTCTTATCAACTGTGACCATTTCCGCCACACCAGCACAGCGACCCATCCATCAAACCTGCTGTCTGTGCGCGAAGCCAAGGTGTACCCCCCAGAGCTTCATGGATGCCGATCAGCACAACATGATCAGCGTGCTCAAGGAACTTGCGCACAATCATCCCGACCTCGTAAACAGCATCGATGAATTCGCTGAAAAGTTGCAATCTTACATGGACACTCTCAATCTCAAGGACTGCATCCGAGATACCATCAATCTTCTCAACACTATCCCTGGGATCGATGACATCGACTGTTCACTGTCCGATGATTGCGACTACGTGATGATCGAGCATTGCTCTCGCGCTCTCGGTGATCTTTACCTGTCCCATGGAACAGACACGCGACATCTAACCTACAACCGAGACGCTGACGACATTGATCATGCTGAACAAGTCTTGAGCGAACGACTCAGTTATGACGAAGACTACGGTTTTTGGTACCAAATCGATTACGATGCGTATGATCTTCAGCCTGAAAAAGACACCCGAGGCATCATCATTGACGCCTCGGTTATCCGTGAAAAGTTCAAGACTCTCATCAATACACTCAGCGATAGCGATCCTGATAACGATCGCATTTTCGATGCATATGAACGCATCAAGGGTGTGAACGACAGCGGTAAACTCAATGCCCTCATCTCATCGACTGATGACAAACGAGTATGGGAGCTCTTCAACGAAATGTGCGACAGGATTGTCGACTGTGTCATCGAAGCAGCCACCAATACAGATAACGCAGACAGCGCAGACTGAAAACAGCAGGCTCTGGGACTACACCTAGAGCCTGCTGCGCATCACCACGTGTACCACGTTGCGATAACACCACCAGCAACAAGGAGCGCAACGTACACGTGCTCCAACCACGGAACGCCCGCATGGTACCTCAAACGATCCCCAACAACGCTTCGCTGGCGAATCGACACAACAATGCGTGTATCACCCTTCTCAATGACATCCCATGTAGACGGCATGAGCGGGTAGTACCACACCCAGCCAGCCATGCTCATAGCATCGAGCAGAACATGCGTCACCATACCTGCAAGCAACCACACAAGAACAGGGGCCACCGTTGCGGCAAGAGCTCCCACTCCGAGCAGTACCCATAGCGTGTGTGTCCAGCCTCTGTGGGCAATAGGTGATGTAGCTGGTTCACTTGCACTCTGACGACGCCATATTGTCCCCCATGGCATGAAACGCCCCATCAATGAGTGCGGCAGATCAGCATCAGCCAGCAAAGTGCCGATGATAAACAACGGCATACCAATTGCGACGCTGATGTACCAATACTCATCATCGCTCACAAACAGATGATGAATCCACGTACTCCATGATGCGATGGATCCACCTAGTGCATCCAAACCATCCGATACCCACGAGCGAACAGAGCCGATAACCCCGTAGCTATCCTCTATCGACTCTGTATCCATCAACGGTATCACCTGGGAATGGTCGGCACTTTCGCCCATCAAGATGGCAGCGCGTCCAATACCGAGCATCGCCAATCCGGCAACAATATGATGCGAACCCCGCATAACTCTCTCACCTCTCCTATGTATGTCCAGTGCTATGTATCCATTCTACTGGAACACCAGGGTTTTCAGGAGAGTTATGGACGGTCGTACAAAGTACGACCCGAGACAAGAAATAGAGAGTCAGACCGCCTCACGGCGCGGTCTGACTCCATGACTTTATTCAACCAATTTTATTCAGGAGGAAATATGCTCTTCAACGAACTGCTTGTCACCACCACGGTCAAGCTACTGGACGCCAACCGCGTCCCAGCCCTCATGGGCGAGCCGGGCATCGGCAAGTCCTCGTTCGTCGAGGACGTGGCCCAACGCACCAGCACCCGGTGCTTTACCTTGCCCTGCAACCTGTTGGCCGATAAAGCTGACCTAACGGGCGCACGCCTTGTTCTGGACGAGAAGACGGGAGTGTGGTCTCAGAAGTTCTTCCCGCATTCGGTTATTTCCCAGGCGATCAATTACGCCAAGGAGAACCCGAATGAGCAGCCGATTCTCTTTCTCGATGAGATTAACCGAACCACGTCTGACGTGACTTCGGGTACTCTCACGCTTGTCACGCTGCGTCGCATCGGTGACGAAGACTTGCCCAAGAACCTGCGCATCATTGTCGCAGGTAACGACAAGGGTAACGTCACTGCTCTGGATGATGCATCTGTTTCGCGTTTCACCATCATCAATGTCGTGCCTGATGCGTCGACGCTTATCGAGGTTCTTGGTCAGAACCTCCACCCGTGGGTGAAGACTGTGCTCGAAAAGCACCCTGAGACGGTGTTCGTCAAGAACACCAACGAGCAGGCTGTCGCAGATGGTCAAGACGACGATGATGACGACAACGCCACGGTGTCCGTCTTCGACCTTTTCGACGGAACCGAAGAGATCCGACCGTTCGCTACCCCGCGTACGATCGACGGCGTCTCTCAGTACCTGGGCGTCCTGTCGTTCGAAGAGGTTGCCAGTCTCATGGCTACTCCGTCGACGACCCGAGACGGTCGACATATCTCCTATCTTCAGGAGGTCATCGAAGGTATGACCGGCAACACCTCGTTCACCACCTTGCTGATGGGCGTCATCAGCGATGAGCTCAGCAAGGGCAGTACTGGTAACAACAACGCTCAACGGGTTGTCAAGCCTCGCATCTATAGCGAGCTCAAGAAGGCCGCGACGAACAGCATTGATGCCGTCAACCAGGTTGTTGCAACCATGACCGACAACGACGCATCCGGTTGCCTCGTGTTCGCTATGTACGAGCGCGAAGACAACCATATGATCATCCAGGCGTTGAATGCACGACTCGACAAGCTCGAACAGAGCCATATCAACGATCTCATTGTCTTGTGGTCGAGTGGCGCACTCTATAAGAAGAACTGCGAAACTCTCATGCATCTCAGCGATGGCGTCGCGCTCAAGATCAACACGGTCATCGCAGCCATGGGCATCGACTGAGTTCACAAGCATCGTGTCCGGCGTAGCGCTTCATTCTCCTTCGGCTACGCCGGACACGACCACATATAGCTTTATCCCCCGTTTTCAAGAAAGGGGCACCGATGGCTTCTCCATCCATTACCCTAACCGGGCAAAAGCCCAATCATATCGACCAGTATGTTCCTATCGCCCCTTTCACGGGTGATTGCGAACCCCTCGTCACGCTCGACACGATGATCACGCAGACCGTCTTCGAGCCGCTTACCCCAGGCGGTAATGTCGATCTGACGATCGACGGACGCGATGTTGACTCTGATGGAGTCAACGATCTGCTCCTTCGCGCCGTTGGCGAGGTTCTCGACGCAGACGCGCAGGCCACCATGCGCGCGATCTTCGAACAGTCCCTTGTTCGATGGATTCCGTCCGCATCATCGCCTGTCGACGAAGCGTTCATCACCCAAGCAGCAGCGCGTTGTAAGCTGCCTGATCCCAGCAAGGCTCTGTACACCACGCAGAGCGACGTGATGCCTACGGCCAAGGATGTTCTTGCTGGCAATGCCGGTACGGATCTCCTGCTGGTGTCTTTGGGATGGACTTTCCACCCGCACACTGTCGGCTTCTGGTTCCGTACGGATGCAGAATTCGACAGCTTCAAGACGTGGCTACGTAGCGAGCTTGCCAACATCGCATCGAACATCACTCCGGCTGACAACCGGATGTTCCAGCAGTTCGACAAGATCGATCTGGGCGGCCTCACTGAGTCTCTGATTCTGCGAGCAAATGACTCGCAGGCCCTCGATGAGTACTCGTTCACACGTGTGCTCATGTGGGCTCTCAGCACGTGGACCCACATGCAGCAAACTAACCAGCCTGGCGCGCCCGAGACATGCGGCATGCTGCCCTTCAGCATCGCTGAACTGGCACTGCCACGTACGTTGGTTCTCATCAATGTCGAAGCTCATGCCAGGGCGTCGATGCGCAAGATCAATGCTGAATGGGATCTCATCATGAAGTCCCTCCACAACCCGGTCAAACTCATCACGCCGGGTCAGCTCAGCAAGCTGACAGCACTGGCACGTGCCCAGCAAAAGGCGTCTGTGCAGGCTGCCAACAGCCTGTCCAACGCACAGCAGCAAGCGGGCCGTAGCGGTCGTGTCGTGTTCCGCAAGCGACCCACCAGACCTGTCGACATCTACAAGTCGGTCATGCGAGTTCTGACGCGCATGTCGAAGGTCAACCAGTCTCTCAATTCCATCAGGAATGTGAGCACGAGCTTTGTTCGAGCGAATAGGCGTCAGCCGAACGACCCGCATAAGCCAGGCAAGGTTGTGTCCCGCAAGTACATGCCGGACATCCACATCTACTTGGACACGTCTGGCTCCATCTCCACAGAGAATTACGAAGATACAATCAAGATGCTCATCCAGTTCGCTCAGCGAATGGGCGTGGATCTGTACTTCACGAGTTTCTCGCACGTCATGTCGACACCTGTGCGCCTTCGCATCAAGAATCGCTCTATCACTCAGGTGTGGAAGCAGTTTGCTGCCGTGCCCAAGGTGAGCGGTGGTACCGATTATGAGCAGATTTACAAGCTCATTAACGAACACCAGACGCTCAAGCGTCGACTCAACCTGGTCATCACCGACTTCGAGTGGTGGCCTGGCTCGTATCACATCGACGTACCTGAGAATTTGTACTATGTGCCGATTTCTGTTCCCGACAATTGGTACGAGTCCTTGCGCCAAAGCGCAATGAGTTTCACCCACCACATGAAGACGATCGACCCCAGTACGGGCTCTCGCATCCTCGGCATGACCAAGTGATACTACACCCTCTCTCCCCTCTTTTGACCATCTACTGGTGAAAAAGAGAGGGAGGGAGGGTCCACAAACTATTCATTCAATTCCCATTTATTCAAAAAAGGAGGCACGCCTATGGGCCTGTCCAACTTTACGCCCAATGACGACGACGCTCACAACCCGACTGGATCAGGCGTTGGCTCTGGTGCGCCTAACATCGTCAGCGTTGGCCCGTCTACACCATCTCATAACCATGCCATCACCGGTGGTTCCAGCATCGATGACATGCTCATCAGCTACAACGAGGAATACAAGAAGTCCTCTCCGGCGCTTTTCCGTGACGAGATCGTCACTCAGACGATGAGCATCATCTCGTCGTCACGCAAGCCGAACGCGCTTCTTGTCGGACCAGCCGGTGTCGGCAAGACCGCCATCGTCGAAGAGATTGCCAGGCGCATTGCTAACCAGGAAGCATCCGTGCCTCCGCAGCTCAAGAACACCACCATCTATGAGTTGCCGATCGCCACACTTGTCGCTGGCACTGGTATCGTCGGTGAACTGGAGAACCGAATCACGGACATTATCAAGTTCGCCCAGGATCCAAATAATGACGCACTGCTCTTCATTGATGAGATCCACATCATTGCCGATGACAGCAACCCCACGTACTCAAAGATCGCGCAGATCCTCAAGCCTGCACTGGCCCGAGGATACCTCAGGGTCATTGCAGCAACGACGATGGGTGAGGCAAAGCGCCTCGACGATGATCCGGCATTCAAGCGTCGCTTCTCGTCTGTCATCGTCGATGAGCTTAACCGAGAACAAACCCGTTCGATTCTCGATGTCGTTCTACCTGGTATGCTCACGCACTACCAGAACAAGGTGAGTGTGACATCCGATGTCCTCGATGACATCGTTGCCACCGCTGATCGACTGATGAGCACAGGGCATCGTCCCGACACGGCAATCACGCTGCTTGATCGAGCTCTCAGCCACAGCGTGATCAGCCACCACGCTGCGATCCAAGAAGCGCTAGCTTCTGGCAACACCTCGTATGCACAGATGCTTCAGCAGATCACTCAGATCCCGCTGACCTCCAAGCGTCTCAATACGATCGCCATGCTGCTTGTGACCGGCCAGTCACAGCCACCGCAGCTTGATGTCGAGACTCTGGAGAGTGAACTCTCCAGGTTGAAGGGCCAGGAAGACGTGCTTCCGCGTCTCGTTGACGCACTGCGTCGCCGCGAGCTGAACATCTTCCCTCAAACGCGACCAACGTCGTGGCTCTTCGCTGGAGCATCCGGCGTGGGCAAGTCCGAGACCGCCAAGATCATCTCCCAGATGGTCACGGGACAGGAACCCATCCTGCTCAACATGGCAGAGTTCCACGATGCACACACGATCAACCGGATCATCGGTTCGCCGTCTGGGTATGTCGGGTCCGACAGTGCGCGAGAGCGCCCGTTCGACACGTTGGCATCGAACCCCTATCGAGTCATCGTTCTGGATGAGTTCGAGAAGGCTCACATGTCGGTACAGCGACTGTTCCTCTCCGCTCTTGATACCGGCGAAATCCAGATGGCCAACGGCCCCGCTGTCGACATGTCTCGATGCATCGTCATCGCAACGACCAATGCAGGCAGGCAGAAGCTGTCTGGCTCCCAGATGGGATTCGGTAACCATACGCAGAGTATTTCCAAACAATCCCTCACCAATGAGCTCCAGAATAGCTTTGATGCGGAACTACTTGGCAGGTTCGATGACCTCATCGCATTCATGCCTCTGGGAACCAGTGAATACGCTGAGATTCTGCGTGATGAATACGATCGTCAAGTTGCACGAATCTGCGCTGAAAACCCAGGTATGAGCTTCGATCCCATCGACGATGACACTATCGATCGATTGGTCAAGGAAACATACCTGAAGGATCAGGGCGCACGCCCCGCTGTTCGCGCTATTCGAGGTTTCATCGAGGACTCTCTGCTCTCTGCTGCGAACAACTAACCAGCAACGGTTCGCCTACGCAACAAACAGGTATATATCCTACCTCGTTGCGTAGGCGAACCACACCCACATTTCTCATCACTGACACATAAGGAGCTTCCATGCGTTACACATGCACGCATACTGTCGAGGACATGATCACCGACAACAACGGCACTCGTATCAAGGTCATCGCCACATACGGCATTAACGATGACCGCATCAGCGTTACTGGCGAGGTGTACTACGAGCGCCAAGACAACGACGGGTTCTTCTTCGACAACGAACCCGACGATTGCGGCATGGTTCATGACCACATCCTTCAGGCGTTCCCGTGGCTTCGCTCGCTCATTGATCTTCATCTTGCCGATGCGCGAACTGGTGCACCCATGTATGCGATTGACAATGGCTGGTATTGGCTGCGAGAAGACGATCCCAACGATCGTTACAACACCATCATCACCGATAAGAGCCGACGCCGCGCTGCACAGTATCTGCGCACGACACCCTGCATGCTCAACGGCATCGAAACAAAGGAAGACCTCGCACGTCTCATTGAGACAACCCTTGCCCCGGCATGGGAAAAGCAGGTCGATAGCGCCCTCGCACTCTACGGTCTACTGTCGCCCTATGCGCCCAAGCTCAACAAGAACCTTGACTCAGTGCACATCGTCTACACAGACGAGAACGGCTGTCTCTACGACCAGCCGCTGAGTGATCTGCCCGATGTGGGGACTCTCATCGATCCCGACACTGGCGACGATATGGAGATCGTCGGCTACAAGCTCGTATGATCACCAATCCCAATCACCATTCTCATCGGTCGGCCTGTTGGCAACACACGCTAACGGGCCGATCGATAGTGCATATGCACACATTTATTCAATTCTTGCAACTTTATTCAAATAGAAAGGAGGGCGCATATGCCCATCCTCCTCGATAATATCGACGAAGCAGCCCAGTTCAGCACTGCTGTCGAAGCTACCAAGGCGCGCACCATTAAGGTGGTGACGCCCAAGTACTTCTCGTCGCACCTAACCGGTCGTGGGAAGAAGCAGGGCTTGCTCAACAGCTCTGTCATCCCAGGTCGCTATCCCATGGGACTGGATCGCACCACCATGGGAACCACAGACCTACGCTACAAGGTGTCGCAGACATCCAACGCAGTCACCAGTCGCATCGTTCCGACCGGCACCATCGTGAAGCGTGCTTACGAGCAGGGCTACGGTCGTATGACCCTGCCTGTTCCCGATGACATGGACCAGTTCGCTGTGCGTCTCACCGACGACACCGACACGTTTGACATCTGGGCATCGTGCCACGTGCAGGGCCTTGCTATGCGCGAGGACAACAGCGGCAAGACCAAGATCAAGGACTTGCAGATCTCATACCGTACTGTGCTCTATGTTGTCCCACCCAAGCAGGACGAAGACATCGATGATCTGAATGATCAGATGCTTGCCCGTCTCATCAACGACCTTGACACCATCGATCCTGACGATCCTGACTTCATCGAAGTCGACGATGATGACATCGATCTGTTCGACAATGATGACATCGATGACTCGCTCATCATCACAGAGGACGAGAGCTACCGCACTCGCGCCACCCTGCTCAGCACGACCATCAGCACGTTCCCCAACAAGTCTTCTAAGATGAGCGCTGCCAACCAGGCATGGGCCATCGCTGACTGGAGCTACGCGCCTGCTGAGGACGCAGAACACCTGCCGTGGGATGAGATCTTCCGAGCCACCGGGATCAACCACTCGCGTAAGCGCGGCTTCCTTGACACGCTGGCTGAGTTTTATGCCGACTACAGCGTCTACGACAACATCACGGACAGTGCGCAGCGCTGGAGCAGCGATGATATTGCCGATGACATCCACGATGTCATTGACGCTCTTGTGTCGAAGAGGCACTCGTACGACGATGAGCAGTTGGCTCAGATGGTCTACGAGCTGCGCTACATGGAACAGTACAACGTTCCGCTATCTGCATACAAGAAGATCTACGCGGCCATCAACATGCTCTGCGATCCCCAGACCGCTTCGCTCCTGGTCAAGCAGAATATGAACCTGCTGATGAACGACACGCTCAGCGACCTCGGTAGCAAGCGTGATCAGCTGGAACGCGCACCCGAGACCATCAAGACTATTCCTGTGCAGCGACAGCTCTCGCCTCAGCAGCTTGCTGCTGTGCGCTCGACTGAGCCACTCATCCTGACTCAGGCGGGCGCAGGAGCTGGCAAGAGCACTGTCATTCTTGAGCGTATCCAGCAGCTCAGCCTGTGCGGTGTCAATCCGGCTGACATCACTGTCTTGTCGTTCACCAACGCGGCAGCGGACAACATCATCCGCAAGAACCCCGATGTTCGTTCCATGACGATCGCACGGACGATTCACGATCTGTACATGACGTACTTCCCCACTCATGAGCTCAGCTCTGTGGAGACGATCGCTAACTCCTTGGGCATCTACATGCCAGGGGATCCATTCGCGTTCCAGTTTGCTGAGAAGCTGCGCAGGCTGGAGGGTCGTAACTCTGAGGGTGCGCACACCGCGCTGAACAACTTCATCGAGTCACACCTGGAGCAGACGGTTGACGCACTCAACCTCATCAAGCAGACATCGCTAGAGCTTGAGATCATCCTGGCTTACCAGATGATCGACAGGATGCCGCTGCCTGCTGGGTTGAACATCCGTCACCTCATCATCGACGAAGTCCAAGATAACTCGGTCTTCGAGTTCATCTACCTGCTTCGTCTGGTGAACAAGCTGGGCTGTTCGCTCTTTATCGTGGGGGACAGTTCGCAGACGCTCTATGAGTTCCGTTCAGCGAACCCGAAGGCTCTGAATGCACTCGAATCATCCGGTGTCTTCACGCCGTACAAGCTGGAGACGAACTATCGTTCCAACCAGGAAGTCCTGGACATGGCAAATGTTCACCTCCTGTCTGAGATCGAAGCGAACCAGTTTGCGCAGATCCGTCTGCAAGCCAACTCGCTGACCCCTGTGACGGCACAGTCGTTCCAGGACAAGATTCGTGTTGTACATGAGCACTACACGTCGGATAGGAAGTTCCTCAGCGACCTGCCTGTGCTTCTCTCGAAGCACACGCACTCCTACATTCAGGAATGCCTGAATCGCGGAGAACAGGTCGCGTTCTTGGCGTTCACCCGCCGAGAGGCTTTTGCTGTCCAGAAGCGCCTGGAAGAGCTCTTCCCTGGTCGCTCGGTCATCTCGATGATCTCTGATCGGCGTCGCGCGTCGACGTTCTTCTCATCGTTCATCGAGCACCACTGGAGCGACATCGAGGCAGTCGATCCGGCGAATGCGTCGTTCGTGTTCACCAAGGAACTCGTGAGCCGAGGTCCGGGTAACAACCCGAACGCTCAGGCAGCACTCGCCAAGATGGCTAGTGAATGGTGGACTGCGTCCGCCCTCACTATCCAGGGTTGGGTGTACGAATACCAGGCAGGCATCATCACCAAGGAGGTCTTCTTCGATCGTCTGAAGAAGTGCATCCTGGACCACGAGATTCGCCACAACTCGATTCGCGATGCTCTTATGCATCGCAACAACGAGGAACGCAAGATCCGTAACATGGAAACCAAGGCGGATCTGATCGTGTCGACGGTCCATGGCGTGAAGGGCCTTGAGTTTGACAACGTCGTTGTCATCTACAAGGATCAGTCCGACATGTCGGAAGAGAAGAAGCGACTGTATTACGTTGCGTTCACGCGCGCTAAGAACTCTCTCTTCGTTCTTTCTCATGGCACCACGCTGTCGGCACGCATCGTCAGCGACTACAACCTCATCGTTGATTCGCTGACCAACCCCACCTCTGGTAACGACGTTGATGACGATGGTGAGAACCATGCTGTCGACGCGATCGTCGTTGACGAGGATGATGTCCTCGATGCCATCGAGGATGCAATCCCCGATCAGAGTGCGACTGCGCAGGTGGACGCCACCCAACCAGCACAGAACGATCTCGATCAGATTCGAAGCATTGTTGCTGGTCTTACTGCGAATCCAAGTGATTCGACGACGGACAAGGACTGACAAGCCCTCATGCCGTCCTCCTGCCACATTGCCCCTGGGATTTCCCAGGGGCAATGTGGCACCCTCACACTCTATCTACTTAATCCCCTACTCCCCTACTCGAAAGGAGCGCACATGCGTGCTATCCGCCAAGGCGACGTTTGGTTCGTCGAAGCCGCACCCATCCCCGGTGGCGGAACTGTTGGCAATGAAATCTGGTCCGGTCGACCTGCCGTTATCGTGAGCAACGATGGTATCAACCAGCGATCTGGTGTCGTCCAAGTCGTTTATCTCACGTCACCGAACAAGCAGCGTCGCACTAACACCATCAACCCCACGGTTCACGTCAACAGCCGAGAATCAATTGCTGTGTGCAATCAGGTGGCAAACGTCGATAAGTCCCGACTCACGAGCCGCATCGGTCATGTGGAAGACCATGAGCTGGAGGCCATTCAAGACGGTATCACTACCGCTCTCGGCCTTGACTGAATTGTGACGCAATAAATAAATGCACCCACGCAACACACATCTCCACAACCATTGTAAACTTGCACTACCTACGATAATAATGCCCATCGTGGGTGATCTTTCGATAAAGGGGCATAGATCGCAGAGAGGGTGTCAAATATGGTGACTTACGTGGAAATACCCCATCCGATGGGTGGCATGATGTGGAGAGTAGACGACCTAGCCGGTACCGACGCTGGTTATTCTTTGGTGAACAAATTCATCAAAGAACATTGGCATGATGGCTGGAGTTTGTCAATCTTCGATATAATCACCGAAGCGACCATCGAGATTGCCTGCGACTTGTTGGAAATGCCAGACATTGTCGCCCATATCTACAATCTCGAACACGCATATCCAATGGTCTTTATCGACGAAAACCCCATCACAGAATCATACGTCGTCGGTATGCGTTGTACTCGCGGAAGCATTGCCATTCCAAGTGTATGGAAAACCGAACAAGGTAGATTGGTTAATCTAGCCTAAACCAACCCGCCACCGATGTCACACAACAAAGCCCTGGGCACATCGCGTGCTCAGGGCTTTGTTTTCACGATCGTACAACTGACCAGTGGTCAATGATCATCTGACTCGTTCGACTCGCTTGTCAACGATCGGTTCAGCGTCGACGAGGCCGAAAACTTCAGCACGTCGTAACCAGGCACCGCACCCGTACCCGACTTGGTGAACTGTACAGTGTGACCAGCCTTATGCAGCCGGTAGAAACGACCGAATCCCGTCAGCATAACTGATCGGCCAGAACGGGTCGTCGTGATGATTTCATCGACGATAGCTGCATACACAGCTCGCACTGTAGCGCTATCGATACCCGTACGCTTCGATACGGCCTGTATCAACTTCGTCTTCGTCATACGGGTGTCATCATCCACCCTCACATTCTTCTGTACGTCCTTCTTGAGCGTCATGATCCAACCTCTCATCCTTTCCCTACACGTGGCGGCGCGTTGCCGCTTTCTGATTATGTTCGTGTATCAGTCTAACATATCGGCATACACCGATGCCTAACCGACCGATACATAAATATATCCCCAGGGGATGAACCCCTGGGGATATATCAGCAGCACTGCCCGTTAGCCACCGAATTCGTAGCCACCAGACGGTGCCTCCCGTCGAATCTCTTCGAGTTCAGGATCGATGTTTCGAGACTGACTACGAGTCGTCGTGGTCGTCTCTTTCGCCATCGTGCCACGAGCCTCTTCGATATACGCCGCACGCATCTGCGAAGTAATGCCAGCAGCAGCGATTTCGTAAGCAGCCATCGCTGCTTTATTTGCCAGACCAGGCTTTTGCATCTGCTGACGCTCCAGCCTCATCTGACGCTCCTTAGCCCATGCGTGACGATCCTCTTCGTTGACACCGAACAGACCGCCGATCGTGTCGTCATCCTTTGGAAAACCCAACATTGGTCACTCCTTTCATAGGGACGGCTCAAAGCCATCGTTGTCATTAGGTCGATCGTACCCGCCCATGTCAAACCCGTCGTCGACATCGTTGAGCTCAAAATCGGTGTCAGCGCTAAACGCCGACGTGTCATGAGCGTTGTACTCCTGGTTGTCACGCGCACGGTTGTACGCGCTGCGTCGACGCTTGGAATCTTCCCTCATTCGCTCTGTGTGCGGATCCGCATGAGCATTGTCATGCCCTGGAGATTCACGTGCATCAGAGTAAAACTCCCCCCGTTGCCACCGGTTGTAGGTCTCTTCAGGCGTTGCTGCGAAGTCTCGCATCTCCGATCGCCATTGAGACCCATACTGCTGCGCCCAGTGACGTTCGATGTCCGGGTGAGCCTTCGCCACCATGTCCATGGCGTGAACGAACGATGTCGCATAGATGTCTCGCTGCGCATCTCGATCGAAACCATCGAATTCCATGGCATCGAGACCACGGCGAGCTCGACGAATCTTCTCACCCATCGCACCAGGAACGCTGTGCACATCCAGGTTCTTGTCTCGAACAGACCAGGCAGAACCATAGGCAAGCAGCGACTCATTGAGATCCGCAATGTTGCCATTCAACGCTGCACGCTCCATCTCACGAGCCATACACGTACTCAGAGACAACTCATGCTGCATCTCGTTGTACGGAGGACGGACAGTGAAAGAACCGCCCACAATGGGCTCACCCATGCGCGTGGACCAGATACCCGTCCACGTTCGATGGGGTTCACCCGTCTGAGCGTCCACCGTCTCCACCATGTCCATGTCGACCTCACCATGAGCGGTCTCAACGAACGCATTCGCCCAGTGGGGCTCATAACGCATCCGTTGGCCCATAAGCATACGACTGACGGTGTTCACCTTTTCGGGATCCAAGCCGTCCTTGTGGACATCATCCCAAAAGCGCTCCATCAGGTGCGCATAGCCTTCCTGAACCTCAGCGGGATCCACACCCGGTTGCCGCATCTGGTTGAACATCGCTTCGCTCAGGCCAAGATGTGTCAACGCCGCACTCGCTTCATTGAACGGGATGCGACCATTGCGCTCTTTCGCTTCGATACGCTCCAGGCGACGCTTCAGAGAGGGCGGCAATTCACCACCATGCTTCTCCCGGTGACGATCAGCCTTATCATGCAACTGTTTCGACTGACTGCGTCGACGCGCCTCAGCCATGTCTTCGACAGCCATACGCGCATCACGAGCGAATGACTTCACCTGTTGACAGAAGTTAGGCGACAGCATCCACATGGTGACACCCATGCCAACAGATTCAGCCACAGCAGTCATCGACACACCGTCTTTCAACGGTACCAATGCGCTGAGCACCATCATCGACGCATATGCCTTGTGCTTACCCTGAAGATCGTTCATGCGAGAGGCAATGTCAGCCTTTCGCTTCATAGACTTCAGGTTCACCTGGCTGAGAGCATAGAGATACCCATCAGCGTGGTAGCGCATATCGAGCCTCAGCTGCTGCGCCCAATCGAGCGCAGGCTTTGGCTCTACTGCGTGAACAGGTTCAGGCTTCTTGTCGAAGATCTGCTCCTTGGTCACAACCATTGTCGCAGTTTCGTCTTGAACCTTCTGCGGACCAACTTCACCCCCGTAACGAGGCGCTGGAAGTTGACGAGGTGGACGAGCCATCTTTTCCTCCTTTCTATTGCTTTCTATCTCCCCGCAAGCGCGTCACAGCTCGAAGCCGTCATCAACGCTTGGGGTTTGCACCTGGGGTTCAGGAGCACTCATGCGACGAGCTGTTGGTGGCACACGCGGCGTCGATCGACCCACGGTGACACCACTGCCAGGAAGCGAAGCCTGGATCGAACCCGATCGCTGAGCCGGAACCTGAGGCCCAGACTGTCCAGACGCAGGTGCAAATGCAAGAGGGCGACCCTTCTCATCACGGCCATGTGAAGCCAGCCAGTCCTTGGCGACATTACCCACACGCACAGGACCACCCGTGCGAACCTGAGATCCCGGTGTCTTCGGGGGCTGAGGAATAGGCGGAACAGGAGAAACCGGCTGCGCAGACCGAGCAGACCCAACAGTGCGCACAGGCGACGGAACAGTCGTCACACGAGCACCCTGAGGCGGAGCAAATCGATCAAAGCTCGAAGGTGCCTGGGTAACAGGCGCAGCAGGCGCAGAGCCACGCATCTCCTTCGCAGACTCACGATAATAAGCGCGTGCATCGTTCAGCTTACGCATCTGATCATACGCATGCGTCAGAGAGTCTCCACCGAACTCAGTGATGTACTCCTTCTCCACATGCTTGATGGCTTCCATCGCTTCATCGTTGATGAGAACACCAGCCCACGATGCGTCAGAGATGGCAGCGCGTAGTTCATCGCCACCAGACTCCACCGCGTACCTCATCTCATCTTCACTCACACCCGATACCGGTTGAGCTTCCATATTCTGAGCGAACAGCCGTGCACCATCACGTAGAAGCGCATTCACATGCGTTTCCTTGTCAAGCGTATTCTTGTTAACAATCGCCATCACCTTATCGGCAAGACTCCCTTTCCACTCATGTGGATCAAGGCCATAGTGCTCCTTGATCTCTTCGTCTGTTGCCTCCGCGTACGGCAACTGCGCAGCATCACGCTGACGCTGATAAATCCGTCCGTAATCAGGCTGATGCACCTTGTTGTATTCATACATCAGAGACTCTGCACCAAACGGGATGACGTACTTGTCATCCGCATCCGTAAGAGCCAACAGAGTCTCATCATCGATGAGAACACCGCTGTGCGCTACATAAGAGACAGCATCGCGCATCTGGTCATCATCGCCCAATTCTGGATGATCCTGCGACTTCTGCGCATAGAACTCAACGCCATCACGCAAGAGCGCATTCACATGCGTTTCCTTCCAAGGATCATCCTTGTCAATGATCGTTGCTACCCTATCGGACAACGACCCCACCCACTCGTGCGAATCGAGACCATAACGCCCCTCGATGTTGCCATCGGCTGGGCCTTCGTACCATATCGTCGACATGACCATCTTCCTTTCATTTAGTTGCATTCGACTCGTATACCAGTATATCGCACTATTGCAACGATAACATGGCAAAACGATGAAGTAGGCCCCGCTTTCAAGCAAAACCTACACCATCACGTAATCACGTCAGCGTCACAACTCGAACCCGTCATCAACATTCGGAGTCTGCACCTGCGACTCAACAACACCCATACGACGGGCAGTCTGTGGAACATGAGGTGCTGCTCGTCTCACCTTGATACCACTACCTGGAAGCACAGCCTGGATAGAACCAGTTCGCTGAGTGGACACAGCGGACATAGAAAGAGCAGACGGGATAGAGGGCGCAGACCGCACAGGCGGCGGAACCGTCGTCACACGTGAACCCTGAGGCGGGGCAAAACGATCAAACTCTGGATTTGAAATCGCTGGGGTATTCGCAGCACCTCGCATCACTTGCGCACTCTCACGGAAATGAGCTCGCGCATCATTAAGTTTATACAGCTCATCGTATGCATGCGTCAGAGAATCAAAACCGAAATCAAAACTCCAATATGAAAGATAACGCTTTTCCACACGTTTGATAGCATCCATCGCTTCATCGTTAATAAGAATGCCGCCCAAGGACGCTTCGGACATAGCAGCCCGCAAATCATCACCGTTGACAGACATTACCTTCTTAAAGGTAGTTTCATCATTATGGGCATTCATTTCCGCATATTTGGCATTCTTCATAAATGATTTTGCCGCATCGCGCAACAACGCATTCACATGCGTTTCCTTCTCGGGCGTATTTTTACCGATAATCGCTGTCACCTTATCGGCCAATGTTCCTGTCCACTCATGTGGATCAAGACCATACCGCTCGGTTGGTGCATCCAGCTCTTCATGGGGATCAAGACCTTTGTATCGCCTGATCCCGACATCGGTATACTCCTTGATTTCCTGATCGTAATAAAGCGCCATAACACCCTTCCTTTCCTTCATCGCCACGTGTTTGACTCGTATACCAGTATATCGCACCATTGCAACGTATACAGACAAAGAAGCAGGCCCCGCCCATCAGGCGAGACCTGCTTCTTCCCAGCTTCAGCACATGATCACATGGTGATCACAGCTCGAAGCCATCATCGACAGACCTGTCCGTCTCATTGTCGTCCTGTGTCGTCAGACCGTAACGCTCAGCTGCACTGGTACCCGTGTGCGAGCGCACCGGAACAGCCCACGATGTCGACTTACGTCGACCGATCTTCTCATCACGATCCACGCGAGCCACAGTGTCTTCCATGGCGATCACCGGTGCTTCGGCCTGCGTTTCCACATCAACCTCCATCACCTCACGCACACGAGCTGGTGCAAACTTGGCATTCCACTCACCCTCGAACAAGTTAGCGTGAGCATCGGCCAATGCTTGCATCGTGGTAAAATCACCGCCGTATGCCAGGCGATCCATCGGAGAAGCGAGCTGCTCAATGACCTTCTCATCCTCCAAATTCAACATCGTTCCGTTGCCATCGCTGAGCGCACCCGCAACCTTGGTAATGTTGTCGTTGTTCACGGCAACACCCAGACCTGCATCACCATAGAACTGCGAGAACGCAGCTACCCACTGATCCTTGGTGGCCTGAACCGGCTTACGATCGTCGTCCGTCACGGTGTTCCACACACCGTTAGCATCCTGTGCAATCATCTGACCACGCCACAAGCTTCGCGCCGGACCCATGAGCAACTCGTAACGGTTGCGAGCGTCCACCGGATCGTGCTTGGCTTGCAGAATACTCTGCGTCACCGGGTACGTCAGCTCCAACACAGCCTTGAGCTCATCGTTACGAAGAGCTCGTACACCACGCTGAGAGAACGTACCGGCGACACCGGTACCAAACGACTTCACAGCCGTTGCATACATGGTGCCGAGCTGATCCTCGCGCGTCACACGCGTGGTCACCAGATCCACCTGGTTCTCCGGGTCATAACCGATGTATCGAGCGTAATCCAACATCTTCTTGGGCGAACCCTTTGCGCCGGTCTCGATACATGCAGCCTCCACAGACTTCATGTGCTCCTGAACGGAACCAAACGACAACACAGCCTCACCGTACTGATGCTGAAGCGCATCACGGTACATGTAGGACGCTGCATCCACGACATCACGACCCGCCTCCAGGAACTGCTCACGAGTAGCATCCCCTTCAGTCAGATCGTAGTACGCATCGTTGGCGCGCTGATGAACCTCATCCATCGCATCCGCATGACGAGAATCATAGTGCTGCGACACCTTCACATCGAGCGCGTTGTGCATCGCCAGAGGGTAACGACCCTCGTCGTCCATACCCTGGCCCAAATCGATGAGATTAGCCTCGACGGTCAGACGCTCCAATGCCTGCTCATGTGCTGGACCATCGCCCAGCTTCACGACGGCAACAGAGTCACCGTCGAAATCGCCGTCGAAGCACTTGACCATGTTTGGATTCACACTGACACCCGTGAGACGATCGTCAAGGCTCACGCGCATGTAACGAACACCCGCATCACGAAGAACGGGGTCACGCCACACAAGCGCGTAATCACCGTCACGCAGATGCAGTTTCTTCGCCAGCTCCGGGCCAACACCGACCTGGTCGATGTCCAGACGAGGATCGCCCGTCCACACAGCCGTCGCAGAATGAGGCAGACGCGAAGCCATAAGACCTTCCTTGAAGACATTGCGCTTACCAGTAAACCGGCGACGCATGATGTCCTGTGCAATGCCGTCGTATGCAGTCTGAGCGCGATGCATCGCCTCAGCCATCGTTCGACGAGCATCGGAAAGCTCCTTGCCAGTCAATTCACCAGACGCAGCGCGATCGGCAGCGTACTTGTAGCGAAGCGACCATTCACGGATCGCAAGGTAGCGATACGTGTAGTCATGGACCGTTGACGTACCGTCGTCGAGATCCTGACCCGATCGCAGATGCGAGCTCAACACAGGCACACGCCACGTAGTATCAGTCGCATGAGGCGTACGAGCGCCCGTTGGCATCGTCAGCGGGAACGGAATCTCCATGTCACCGCCAGCGTCACCAATCAACGACGCAAAATCGTTACGAACGCGACGCACGTCAAACGACCCGCGCTCGGTCAGCGGCACATCGCCCATCTCAATGAGACGGCGCTGCCCACCAACAGCAAGATCATCATGACCATCGCGCAAGGTACCATCGGGCTCAATGTCCAAACCGCACACCAGAGCCATCTCGCGCAGCTGTGCAAGAGCTTGTAGGTTGCCACCGTACATCTGCTCCAGCACCTTATCGCAGCCCTGGGACTGCAACGCCCACGCAAGCTGAGAAGACGCCTTACGGCCCTGGCCAGCTCGGATCGCCGCTTCATCGTATGCGGCTGTCTTCGCATCCACCGTCATATGGGTACCGATGAACGACACCTTACCCATACCGGCCTCAACAACAGTGCCGTTGGGCAAACGAAGAGGCGCAGTCTCTTGCATCGCCTCACGGGCCGAGCCACCGTTGAAACGGGACACAGCACTGAACGGTGCCATGACGACATCCAGACCTGGATTCTCCCGGAAGAGAGTCATCATGTCAGTCGATCCATGAAGCTCTTCGATCTCATCAGGAGACAGATCTGCATCACGATCAACAATGAGCGAGATAACGCCCTTGTTGCCGTGCATGTCGGAGATCTTGTCGCCAACGATCAAATCACGCATCTGACCATCAGTGCCACGAACGCGGTACTGACGAGCAAAGTTAGCAGAGACAACGATGGAGTCTTCCATCGTCCAACCACCCGCCGTCATGAACGCCGTACCCACAGGCTTCGTCACGGACGATGCGTTCATGAGATTAGAGGTCGTCATCTGCTGACGGTCAAACGGATCGTAGCTCATGAGCTGAGCCTGCTCGGTCAGCATGAGAGGTGCACGGTCGTTCTTATCAGAACGTACGATCGATCCATCAGGATTCACCTGAGCTCCCGACACGAGGTAACGGGTGACACCCTGGTTCACACCGCCCGATGTCATGATCGGATCGAAGTAGCCATCGGCTTCTTCGCTGAGCAGAGACATGTTACGACCGCCGGTCAACACCCACGGATCCATGGTCGTGTCGTTGGCCGGATCGCCACCAATGCCCTGTTCACGAGCACGAGATGCACGGAAGTCAGCGTCGATCGTCGACCCATCACGCAAAGCGTTCGGGTAACGCACACGACGCGCTTCGGTAGCAAGAATGGCATCAAGGATCTTCCGATCCATGCCTTCTTCGAGAGCGCGCTCGTAGTGATCAGCGCGGTGTCGCGTATCCGACAGACGACGGTACACACTGTTCAGCGAGGCAGGCTCGCCCACAAGGGAACGACCTGAGAGCACATCAGCCTGAACTCGATAACGAATCGCGTCACTCATCTGCTGCTCGTAACCGATCAGCCGGGTGCGCTCTTCGAGGGACTTGTTCTCCCCAGGCTTCTGTGCCACCACACGGGCATCAAAACCAGGCACGATCATCAGATCGTTACCGGAATTGAACCGTGTGATGATCTCACCGTTCTCACCGCGAGCAAAGATCTGTCCGATCGTACCGCTCACGGGCTCTTCCTTACCTGTCTGCGAGCGCATGATGGAACCCGTCCACTCCACAACGCCGTTGGCGTCGACGCGGATAGAACCAGGCGTCACAGCGCAGGACTCCAGCGTGTCAGACACAACCTGAAGCATCGACTGAGTGAACCCATCTTCGACCGTCTCCATCGGCAAAGCCGTGGACTCATCGAAGGTGATCAGTCGATCGCGGAACGTGTTGGAATAGAACGACTCCCCGACGATCTTCTCCTGAGGCATACCAACGCCGCGCATAGCAGCCACGAGATCATCGTTGTTGCGCCACTGGCCGTGTTCACTCGTCATGTGACGAGCGACGCGCACCGGATCGAACACGAAGTCATCAGAGTCGATAGACTCATCGATACCGATCTGGGTATCAAGCAGATCCCGAAGATGGGCACGAACGCGCTCTTCAGGAGTACCCGTGTACGCCACGGAACCAGCCAACATGTCGTGAACACCCGACAGATCGCTCTCTTGATCCATATCGTCAAGCAGACCCGTCGCCTCAGCGTATTCAGCACGAGTAGCCTCGGGCTTCAGCAGCGTCGTCTCAGCACCACGAAGCACATCCCAGTACGCGCGACCAACAGCCGCAAGATCAGGATCACCAGACAGCATGGGGATGTACGTACCCTCACGTGCAGCATCCTCGTGATCGCGGAACTGCTGGATCAGACCGTCGACATCGAGCTGCTCGATCACATTGTGACGAGCGCTGTGCACAGCACCGGTAATGAAACTGGATGCCTGTTCACGACCTTCGGGCGTATCAGCAAAGAACCGCGAAGACGCAGAACGCTCCTTCATCTGACGACGAATCACGATCTGCTCACCGTTCATACCGGGCATGTCCTTGTACGCACTCGTCAGTGTTCCAGTGGAAAGATACGACTCTTGAACCGTCTTGCCCTTGCTGGTCTGACGTTCGCCTACGCGGCCCACGAGGCCCTTGCCGTCCTTGCGTTCCACCGGTCGACCCAGAGCGACACGCACGAGGTCACACACCTCGTCAACAGTTGGCGTGTAGGCCACCTGCTTGTTGTCTCGACGAGCAGTCGTGGAGAAGTACAGAGTCGCACCGTTGTCGTAGACACGACCCACCCACTGCTCTTTGTCTCGGGTGTCAGTCAGGCGCACCGTCATATTTGTACCCGTCAGACGCGCACGGATTTGACCGGGACGCAGATCCTTCTCGATCGTGTACGGAATGCCCTCTTCTGCGAGCATGTCCAGCACAGCTCGGGAACGAGCCAGCGCATCAGTGCTCATGAACTGACGGGCGTTGTAGCGCCCCGTTTCGGGGTTACGAGCGCCATCCAGCACCCACTGACGAACCTCGTTGTACTCAGCCGTCGACATACGACCCATGAGCTCGGTGAGACCCGAGACATCATCAAGGCTGAGCGCTCGGCCTGCCTCTTTGGCCTTCCCTTCATCAGTCAGGCGGTACAGTGTGAGTTCCGAGGTCGTCACTTTCTCGATGTTGTTCGGCTTACCATCTGCATACGCAGCGATGTCACCATCAAGAACGTACAGGATAGACGTTCCCGCCTGCTTCACAGTGCGACGACTCCCCCACCGGGGATCATACGGAGAGATCGGCAGACGCGGACCAGCCGCGCCAGCAGAGCCATTCAGACCGACCATGTTCCTGAACTCTTCATACAGAGCCTTGTAGCCCTTACTCGACGTATCGGCAGGTTGGAACAAAGGCTTATATCCGGGAACATTCTCCTGCATGACGCTTTGGATAGCATCCAACGCATCAGTAACAGGTAGATCGCCATCGTTGAAAGAACGACCCTGTTCGTTGAGACGCTCTTCCATGAGATCCCTCAGGCGTCGACCCTGAGATACAAGAATCGGAGTCTTGGTCAACTCTGAGGTTCGATTGATTGTACGAGCGATCATATGCTCGTACATGTAACGCCGAAGTCCGGCATTGCGCGTTTGCATAACGCATTCTCCTTCCTGGAGTTTCGATCCACTGGATCGATCGGGTATTACCCTCCCATTCTACCCGACGAAACACCGTATTTCGACTGGAAACACAAGGGAAACGAATGTATATAGCAACCCATCTATGATACACTGAACCATATAAACACCATCTGAAAAGGAGGCGCACACCATGCCACGAAAACCCTCTCAGACTCTTGAGCAATTCAACCCCGCTCTCGCTGATCAGCTCGTTGATCAATCTCTACGATCGATCGCTCGCGGTTCAGACAAGAAAGTCCAGTGGCGTTGTCCTGTTGATTCTCGTCACGTGTGGTGGGCCAGCCCTATGAACCGCACTGCGTCGAAAAACGCAACGGGATGCAGCGTCTGTAACGGCAAGACTGTGATCCCCGGTGTCAACGACGTTGCCACCACCCACCCCAAAGCCGCTGCTCTCATGGTTGATAAGAAGCTGCGTACAAAGCTCACTGGGTCTTCCAACAAGAAGGTCGAATTCTGGTGTGGCAACCCTAAGCACGACCACTGGACCGCACCGCTGAGCAACGTCGCACGTCAAGGGACACGCTGTCCCCAGTGTTCAGGTCGTCGTCCCATCTCTGGTAAGAGCGACTTGGCAACTATGCATCCCAAGCTGGCCGCTGAGCTCGTTGATCAATCCCTTGCTACCACTTTGAAGCCAGGATCAAACGCATCCGTGCTCTGGCAGTGCCCGGCAAACCCCAAACACACGTGGAAGGCCACGCCATACAGCCGTACGACTAAAAAGACCGGTTGCCCGTACTGCTCGGGAAGAAAGATCGTCCCTGATGTCAATGATCTCGCAACCACACACTCTACTCCGCACCCAAAAACCGCCAAGCGATACCAAATGCGCCTCACCGAGATGGTGCAAGCACTTGTCCCTGGTAGCCCAGTTCTCAGTGACGACCATACGGTTCTCCCTTCGGGCAAAGAGCTAGATATTGTCGTCCCTGACCACCACCTGGCTATCGAGTTCAACGACATATTCTCTCACTCCGAGCAAGCAGTCTTCGAAAGACACGCCAAGCCTCGCCCTCACAGCTACCACGCTCACAAAACACGCGAGGCGAGCTCGCAAGGCTATCAGCTCGTCCACGTGTGGGAAGATGACTGGCTGCATCAACGTGAGCTCGTTCTACGCGCTCTCGCCCACAGGTTGCATGCTGTTGATCGCTTGCTCGATGTTCTACCCGACATCAACCCGTTGGCTTGTCAACGTCTTTACGCGCGCAACCTGACGGTGAAACTTGTCCATGGGGGTGTTGCCAGACGCTTCTGGCAGGACAATCATCTCCAGGGGCCTGTTCATTGCACCGTCAATATCGGCCTCTACGATCAGAACAACGTTTTGCGTGCTCTGCTCGGCATCGGTCGCAAAAACCACGGTTCACGTGTCTCGCTACCAGATGGAACATGGGACATCCAACGTTATGCAACACTGGGTGTCATCGTCGGAGGTTTCACCAAGCTCCTTGCTCACGCTGAGACGCTTGTATCTGTCGACACGTGGACATCATGGAGCGACGACGACATCTCTGACGGCAGGATGTACCAAGCCGCAGGTTTCGTCGTCGACAAGCGTCAGGCTCCGAGCTATAGCTACGTCGGACGCAAGACAAAGTGGGAGCGTGTTCACCGCTCCACGTACACCAAACAGCGTTTCATCAGCGATCCTAACCTCGTGTACAAGTCTAAACAGACCGAACACAAGGCAGCATTGACCAACAAACTCTACAGGATCTATGACGCGGGTAAGACCCGATGGGTCAAAACCGTTGCACGCTGAATCCGCATAGCGCACAACACAGAACCGGGTGGCAGTCTATTGGACTACCACCCGGTTCTCACGCATCTCTCACGCTACGAGAATCACTCATTCTCACGACGTTCGAACACTCGCGCAATGGCTCGATCGAAAGCACCTCCGCCGAGATCCTCCCACGACTCCAAGCCGTGCAAGAACTTGTAGAACGCATCATAAACTCGCCACGAACCTAGATCCTCGATCTCAGAGATCGAGTCATCATCAGCATACACACCGCTCGTCTCATCAGACGATGCATCCCGAAGAGTACGCAGCTCATCACTTGACACACCCTGGCTGATGTAGACCTTTCCATCCAGCGAACACAGCGAACCGTTCTCGTCTGTTCGGAAGAACCTGGCATCATCCACCATTGCGTGCTTCGCTTCACGATACGCAGCAACGATGTCACCATCGAGGTGGTGCAACACATGCCCGCTCTCGCTCATCAGATTCTCACGGCTAATCTGACCTTCCGCATAGCGCATCTTTGCTCGATCGGCCAACATCTCCTGACGAGCAGCAAGATCCTCTCGGACATCTTCGTTGATCTCGTCAGCCTCGTTGAACATATCGTAGCCAGATCCCAACTGGGCGCGTAGAGCTTCGTCACTGTCCATGTCATACTCTTCGTTCTCCATGTCGTGACCCTTACGCTCTTCCTCGATCGACGCGATGAGATCCATGACCTCAGCCGAGTACACATCGGGATCCAGGATCGAGATGCCGTAATCATCCAGATCGTATGCCTCCTGGTACAACTCCATTGCCTCAGCCGCATTCGCAGCCTGCTCGATACGCTTATCCAGCATCTTCATGAAGTTCGGCTGGTTGAGACGCACATCGAAATCAAGCGCCGACGAGAGGGTCGGAATCGTCTGAAGTGAGTACTCACGACCAGGGTGTTTGATGGTGTTGCTGAACAAGCGCCACGACATCGGCAAGATCTCAGCGTTGCGGTTCCAGATGGGGGAAATACCCGCAGAGAAGATGATCGAGTTACGTTCCGGCAAGAATGCCAGATCGTTGTACCCGATGACACTTTCTTCCTTCGCACTGATCGTATACGACACCTTGCCCTCGACGTTCAAGCCTTCGATGAGGCGCTCAGTATCCTGAGTCACCGTCTTCGAATCGCGCACCGCACGGTGGCGAGTACCCGACATCTTGGCCAGCGTCTCAATCATCGTGTCGTCCGTCGACTTCAGGAACACGATATTAGCCACGTTACCCTGGATGATCTTGTCTACACTGTCGCCATACACGTCTCTGGCCTGCTGCAACGTCTGAAGAATCAGCGTGAATTGCTGCTCCTGACCCAGACCAATCGACAGCATGGTCTCGAAGCCAGCAATACCGTGACCCTCAGACTGGAGGTTACCGAGCTCGTCGAGCATGAAGCGCGTCTTGTAGAGCGGTTTCTGGTTCGCCTTTGTCATGTACGACTTGTCGAAGTTCAAATCCACCAACTGCTTCACAAGAATCAGTACGAGCTTCGCGTACTTCATCAAGTGAGGTGGCGTCACCAAGAACACAGCCTTCGGCTGCTCCGAGTAACGAACCGACGACAGAATAATCGCAGGAACATTCTCTCGTACAGTCTTGAGGCTCCCCGCCTTATCCAACAGACGTGTTGCCGGATAACTCAGGTGACCAGGAACAAGAACCCCGTTCTTACCCTTCACCATCTCCACGAGAACACCATTACGGATAATTTTGTTACCCGTGATCGGATCCTTGACGAACTTACGACCATTCAACGAGAGTTGGTATCCCTTCGTGAACTGGAAGTAGAACGTTTTGAGCAACACACCCGTCTGAGGGTTGAACAAACGCAGTCGCAAGTACGCCACATCGTGAGGGAACTTACCGTCGAAGTAGTACCGAGCCCATCCTTCTCGAACCACGGTATCTTCGTGCTCAAAATCCTTACCGAGATTGTGCTTCAACTCAGGATCATCGAACGCATCCCACTTCGCCTGAGCGCCAATGAGACCATCACGCTTGGTGAAGTTCTGAGCGAAACGCACACCGAAGCGACGAGGGAACGACAGGCCACCAAGATCCGTGTTCTGTGACGGAGTACCAGAGGTCAACGTCGAGATCGTTGGATCAGTAAAGAAGCTCATTGCCGTAATGGCAATACCGTACACAGACGCGAGCATCTTCTCAGCCCCTGCCATTGCACGCAGCGCGTTGTTCGCGTTAGCGATCAGCGTACGCATCGTCGACTGAGGCAATGCCTCAGTAGCGTTGAAGAACAGGGTGAGCAGGTCAGATTCCGGCTTGCCTTCCCACAGGAACTCGATACGCTCAGCTTGCATCTTATCGTGCTCGATCAGAGCGTCGACTTCATCAGGATCGGACGACTGTTGATCGTAGTACCCGCTCTTGATGCGCTCGTTTACCTGAGTCATCGGAGACCTGCGCTTCTTACTCGTGAGCTGCACGAACAGCTGGTAGCAGTTGTAGAGCGTGACCTTACCCCACATGGCATCAAGCTTCTGCTCCAGAACCTTTTGATCCATACCGTGACGCATCGCGTACTGACGCAGCTGGTGCTCTTCTTCCAGGTAGTAGTCGATCAAGCCGTATGCTGCACGCTTGAACGCGTTGTTTGCAGCATTCGGCCACACAGGGTCTTCTGCGCCGTCCACAGGGAAGAACACGTCTGCGATGTTTTCAACGTAGAGCGCGCACTTGGTCTGATCGCCTTCACGAGCAGCCTCAGCCGCCATTCCCAGAGGGTTGTAGATGTCAGTCTTCATCGCGTTGATGAGATTGAACTGCACAACCTGGAATCCACGCATGGTGGCACGGACGTAGTTCTTCACCAAGAGCTCACCCTTAGGATCATTGATGATCATGTTGTCTGGACGCTTCTGACGCATCCAGATGTCAAGCATCGGCTCAATGTACGTCTGACCCTTACCGGCACGAGTCATAGCCAGAATCATGGTGTTCGCAGGAGCCGTATCCACGTAGTAGACGCCAGCAGGTCGCTGCGGCTCATACGTTGGAAGTTCCCACTCGCCGTTCACCAGATCAGCCAGGGTATTGAAACCCTTGAGCTTGTCTCGGTTGGCATTGCCTGGGTTGTACGGCACGTTGCGAGGATCGAGACGACGACGCAGTTGCTTGTTATCCGGCAGACCCGATGCATTCCACAGAGCCGTACCGAACTCTTCATCAAACATCGGAACCATCTTGGTCACAACATCGCCATTGTCGTCAGTGAGTGCTTCTCCCTCGAACAACGCCACATCGCCATCCTCGTCGAGAATGTCCTTCTCAGCTCGCTGTGCAAACGCAACCTTCTCGATGCCCTTATTCGAGACCATCGAGTGAGAAATGAGAGTCGTTGCACTCACACCTGTATGAGCACCCACATCGGGCACGACATCGAAACGCTCACGCACTTCTTCAGGAAGCGCCACATGCTGGTCATTTTTGTACTGATTGATGTCAGTGGTATCGCGCATAAGATTCTGCGCCTTGAGGTTACGCAGCAGTCGCATACGCAGCAAGCCCCATACAACAAGACCAGCAATCGACGACACGACGAACTTCAGCCAATCGAACGACAGCATCCAACCGATCGCACTGTTCGGACGCTGAGCCAACTCAGCATCTCGATCAGCCTTTTCTGCTGCGACGGCATCCACGTGCCACTGTGGCTCAGGAACATCCTCAGCATCCTCATAGCACGTCTCATCGGACGTATCGATCTCACCTGTTTCCAGAGCTGGGGAGAAACACCCTTCGCTCCACACAGGCTTGCCCAGCTCCTTCGTCAGAGCCTTGTTCTGTACTGCGTAGCTCGGAACAGACGAACGCCACAGGGCGTCACGGCCCATGGTCACACCCATCGTGCCAAACGAGAACAATGCCCACACGAGGATGAAGACGAGCACACCGGCAACAGCCGATGCGACTTCGCGCGACACCGGAGAGATCTTTGCCTCGATGTCACTACGTTCTAGCTGCTGGTCACCATGAACATCCTGATAAGCCAGTGAGTCAAGCTCATCCTGCTTACCCAACTGGTTCCACGCTTGGCTACCGTGTTCACGGGGCGCTGCTCCACCGGATTTCTTTCGTCCGAAAGCCATATGCACCACCTTTCTACCTTTCTCTTACGTCGTTTCGATTCGGTTGATTCACCAACCTAATCATACCAGAGAAAGCGATGATAAAGACACAGAAAAGAGGTGCGGCAAGGATAACCCTCACCGCACCTCTTGTTCTATGTGATCACACCATCGTGCATTACACACCGATTGATGCTGCGCTATTGGTGCTCACCTGTGCCGAGACATCAGCGATCGCCGCAGCTGCGGTATGTGCATCACCGAACGCAGTGTGAATCAGAATGCCAGCGATGACACCCAGTGCGAGGAACGCGAGAGCGACCAGCACCGCCAAGGCGATGTAGAGACGATTGGCGCGCTTGGCGACAAGGCTCTCACGGTCCATCTGCGCCATCAGCGTCTTCTGATCGTTCTCCAGGAAAGCAATCTGGCTCTCATACTGACGCGAGATTTCCTCACGCACCACATTCACACGAGCGGCTTCCTCTTCCGTGCGCGCATTCGCACGCTCGACCTCAGCCTTGGCCTGAGCCAACTGAACAGCCCACTCTTCACGCATACGCGCCAGAGTCTTATTGGTTTCCTCCTGAGTAGCCAGAGCACGCTTCTCGGCCTCTTCGCGCTCACGCGCGATCTGCTCATGCAGCTCCTTCTCACGAGCAGCAAATTCAGCAGTCTTCTGCTCGACGATATTCTCACGAGACAGCTGCTCTCGCAGAGCCTCAGCGCGAGCGATGTCTTCCTTGCGATTCTCATCCAAGAACCGACCCATATCGTCACGGAACTGCTCCATGAGCTCCGCTTCGCGAGCAACCTGCTCAGAGCGCTTCTGGATCAAATGATCCATCACGCGAGTAAGAGCCGCGTCGAAAGACGCCTGTGCAGACTGCTTACGGGCATCAAGGATCTGACGACGACGAAGAGTGTGATCCTCGTCGATGGTTGCACGGAGATTCGATTCAACCTCATCCAATTCTCGATCGAGACTGGGCTTGTGCCGCACGTCGTAGAGAGACTTCGCCTCCACGGCCTTAGCCTGCGCATCCTCTTCCTTATCCTTCTCGTACTTGGCGATGATGGCAGCACGCTGTGCACCCACGATGTCCACAAGGCTCTCACGAGACTTCTCAGCGTTGGTATCGGCCTCAGCCAACGTCTGAGCCCACACGTTGTCAGCACCAGGTCCGGTGCTCATCTGGGCAGCAATCTCATCGCCCGTGTTGGACACGAGCGAGAAGAAGAGATCGCGCAGCTCACTGATGTCACGACAACGCTGTTGGGCCAGTGCATCATTCGCCTGCTGAGACAGCAGCTTGATCTGACCATCGAGCCAGTTCTCATCGCTGAGATGATCCAGCGAGAAACGGCTCGCTTCGTCCTCTTCATGACCAAACAGGGCCTCAAAGGGCGTCATATCGACAGTGAAGCCCAGATCCTCATCGAGGAACCGACGCGCCATCGTGTTGCGCACCGCATCGCGGTCGAAGACGCGGTTGTCGATGACAGGAGCAGGGATGGGATTCTCTGCGACCTCGGGAACATCCCCAAACGAATCAGTCTCAGACTCGGTGTCAGCATCCGATGCAACATCGAGATCCTTGAACGGATCGTCAATGTCAGAATCATCGTCGTCATACGAGCCCTCGTCGAACGGAAGTTCGTCTTCCAGAGGCTCGTCTGGAACCTCATCAGGGTCGAAATCCGGCAGATTGTCGACGTTTTCCAGAGACTCATCTGCATGGTCTGCCGATGGCGGCACGGGAATATCCTCAACGAGATCCTCGGACTCCGACTCAGCAGAGTCAGTGTCCACCTCGCCTCCCAGACGACGCCACAGCGAGGGGATCAAAGAAGACAGAGCCACAGCCCCAGACGAAATAGCCTGTGCCTGAGCCAGGGTAACCGTATCAGCATCCCCAGTAGGTACGTCGAGAACACCGACCAGTTCATCATAGTGAACGGGGTTCACAACGAGAGCCCCATCGCGCATGTCGACAGACGTGAGCATGAAAATAGCCTTGTCGAAGAGGGTGTACTCACCCATACCTTCGGGGCTGAGAGACTGCTCCGTAGGGATGATGCCCAAAATGTTGTGACGAAGCATATCCTGGGTCATCAGGACCTGAATCTTATCGTCAGCGATTCGCTGGAGAATCGAGCCTTTGTTCTCGTCCCCCTTGGACGAGACCTTGCCCAGGCCACCGATACCGCCTTCTTCGATGGGTGCATCAACGGGGAGAGACAGGATGACACCAGCCCCATTGGGGAGTGCCCAACGCTCGTTGTTACGGATGAGATCGAGAGCCGCACCGGGCTCCGTCTCATCGATGACAAGCGCCAGAGAGTCCTTGGCCTTCTTGGCCTCAGCCTTCTGAGCCTTCTTATCAAGAACAGGGGCAGAAGCGACCTGCTCATCAACGGCCTTAGGGCCATCGTTCTTACTCCACAGCATATAGACAAATCCTTTCGATCGTGGTGAATGTGAGCCGGTACCTGCATCATTGAGAATGTTTGCAGGTACCGGCAAGCACACTTGTGTTTGCACTCGTATACGAGGGTATCACACTTTGTGCCAAATGTGCTCGCATACGAGCAGATTCGATATGACTAAGCCCGTGGCTTGTCGTATGGCAAGACCACCACGCGAGCGTCAGACTTCAGGATCGTCACATCTTCGCTACGCAACGTGCCGTCAATCTTGGCTGCGATCACACGTTCCTCGGGATGTTCGTTGATGAACGCTGCGACTTCCGTCGAAAGGTATCGCTGCATACGGCGAACCATGTCACGCGCACCACCGGCATCCGAGTCACTACGCGATTCGTCTTCCACCAGAAAGTCGACAACACGCTTATCGATCGTCAGATCGATACCGTGCTTACGCTTCACATCAGCCTTGAGAGCACTCAACTTCTTCATCATGATCTTGCGCAACGTAGGCCGTGACAACGGCTGGAACGGCACGATCGCATCGATACGTCCCAGGAGCTCAGGCGGGAACTTACCGCCATCCGTGCTCTTGATGGACTCTTCGATGACCTTCTCGTACTCGCGCATGCTGGCCTCACTACCATGATCATCAGCGTTGTACTCGCCAATGGTGCGGTAGATCTCGGAACCAGCGTTCGTCGTCAACACGATGTAGGTGTTCAAGAACGACACCTGCCTGCCATCCTTATCCGAGAGTCGACCGTCATCGAGCACCTGAAGCAGCAAGCGCACAACAAGCGGAGACGCCTTCTCGATCTCATCAAAAAGCAGCACACAGTGACTGGTCGCCCACACCTGGCGCGAGAGCTCTTCGCGGAACAGATCAACGCTGTCATCACGACCCCATTCGGTCATATCGAAACGAATAAGATGTCGTTGATCATCACCGAAAAGAATTGTTGACAATTGCTTGGTGATTTCGGTCTTTCCAACGCCGGACGAGCCCGTCAAAAGAAGCGATGCCATAGGCTTACTGGGGTCATTTAGACCCGCAACACACAACTGGAGTCGACGGGCAATAGACGTGGTGGCAAAGTCCTGACTAAACACGCGACGATCCAGTTCGGCCTTAATTTTAGCAGCATTGACATCAATCTCCACCTCAACACCGAACTCGATTTTCAGCACAGTCGCCAACAGCGCTTTGTCCATACGCTCGCCCAGGTACCGATGACGACCAACCATGGCATCGAGCACACGAATCGACTTACGAGGCTGCACAGAGGCAGGAACGTACCTGTTCGTGTACTCAAAGATCTGCTCATACAAAGAATCATCGAAGATGCCTTCGTCGACACCGTACTTCTTCGCCATACCCTTCAGAATCGCAATCGTCACCTCACGATCCGTCTGAGGGATGTTGATACGGGCCAGTCGCTCCACAAGCGGCAGATTCGATGCGATATGAGCATTGAACTCGTCATACGTGGTCGCGGCGATAACCTTGATACCACGCGAACCAGAGGCAGCAAGCAACGGCTTCAGCGCTTCCACAGCAGCGGCAGAGAGCTGCACCACCTGATGGAACTCATCAATGAACAACACGATCTCTCGACCCTCGGCTTGCGAGAAACTCTCAGCCTCATCGAACAGAGCCTTCAAGCGCGCTGCCATCTCTTCGGGGTTCGACAAGTCTGCGATCATCTTCGCCATGTCGACTTCCAGGTAGATGCGATCCTGGTCATCTTGCATACAGGACTGCACGAGCACCGTGTTGTGCGTGACAACATGGCCTCGACCCATCTGATACAGGTGTGTCTCGGAGTCAACCATGATGCACGTCATCTCAACGTCACGATCGGTCTCGATCACCTCAGCGATCATATCGCCAGTTGCATCGAGGGAGCGCTCTAGCTCACGCATATCAGCATCAATGACCCATGCAGCCCCCTGAGACAAACGGTACGACTCACTATCTCGCAGCGCTCGTAGCACAGACTCTCGATCCTTCACCGAGCTGGTGATGTACGTGTACGGGATATGGCGCTGATTCTCCGGCTTAACAATGACACTCGTCATCACCGGATGAGTCATCACCTCATCAGGCGTCAGACGCTTACCTGTCGCACGGTTGATAAACGTCGAACGCTCACCACTGTCACCACTGCCATACACACGCTCCCACCCCATGTGGTCCTCGATAGCAGCAAAAACTTCATCGGGCATCTCATGAGGAATGGTCACGTACCCACGCTCATCAATGCGAACGCCCCAACCCAGCAGCGCGCCACACACATAAGGATCAACCGGGAGAATACGGCTCTGTCGCACAAGCGCACCAGAGGCAGGAAGCTGCCAGATGAATGCACCATCAGAGTCAGCAAGTCCTGCGTCCATAATCTCACGCAGGGACATCGTTTGCTGCACACCTTCTGCATCACCAACCGATCGCACCGTCCACAAGTGCTCGTCGTTGCAACGCACACGGTCGCCGTGGTTCGTCACCACAACATACTCGCGCTTGATCCCCTGAGGGAACACACCCGTCACGGTCACAGGCTCACCGTGCTCATCAAAGACACGATCGCCCACCTTGAGCAAACCAACACGGACATATCCACGCTCATCGGCAACAGGGATCAACTCATCATTCGGGTGAGCTTTACCGGTGCCAGGCGGGGCCAGCAAGATCACGTTACACATCTCAGGACGAGCCAGGGAGCTCATAAGCGAGATCTTCTCGCTCTCTCGCCCCACAATGTCACGAGCAGGCGGCGCAAGCTTAGCCGCAAAGTCTCGCAGCATCGGGTACTTATCATTCAAACGATCATCATCAAACAAATCTTTCCTCCATCTTTCAATCATTTCTATCGATTCGACTGGTGTACCAGTCATTCTAGCATAATTAGCAACTGTCATAGAAACAGGAAACCGCCCCCACTGGAAAAACCAGCAGGGGCGGCACCGTGAAAGATCAGGTTCGATCAGAACTCAGGCTCGTCGATCTCGGCAACCTCTTCGACCTCAGGCTCGGAAACCTGGACCTCAGCAGCAGCCTCAGTCTGCGCCTCCTTCTCAGCAGCCTTACGGGCCTTGTCGGCCTCGGCAGCAGCCTTGGAAGAGGCGTAGATCGTATCGAGAATGTTCTCGTCGATCGGCTCCAACTCGGACGGCTTCACCGTCTTAGAGTTGATGACCAAGCCGGTCTGCTTGCCAGAAGCGGACATGACATCCGCCTGAATGGCGTAAACAGTCGGACCAGGTCGACCGTTGCGATCCGGCATCTGGACGACGTTGTCGCCCGCAGCCGCAATGAAAGCATCGCGCTGAGAAGCGCTGTAGCCAACCTGGTGATCGAACACAGTCCGGCCGTCCAGTTCCTTCTTGGTCGAAACCAGGTGAGGAACTCGCTGAGGGGCAGCGCCCTCAACAGGTCGAACCATCGCGTCCAGGAAGACACGCTTGCCGTCCTTGGAATGAGCGTTGGGATACTCCACAACGACCAGTTCCACCGACTTCATCGAACCCTTACCACGTAGAGTAGCCATAATGACCACCCTCCTTTCTCATCTCATCCCGCAGGATGTCGGTCGAGGGTTAATCAGCCCTCTCACATACATGGACTTGTTCCATGTAGCGCTCTCTCATCATAGATGAAAGAAATCCTGAATGTCAAGGCGAATCTCATCCCAATTCCATCGAATCCACGGAATCCATCGATGAAGTCTCGCTCTCTTCCAACACCTGTTCCAGCTGAGGTACCAAACGCTCAGTCTCGCTCCACGTGCTTGTCCGCACGATTCCGGCAAGACCTTCATCGAACGTCACCGTTGCGCTACGGCGAACACGTTTCGCTACTGGCACCACATCACTGAGAGCACTCGTGAGAATAAGATCCCCTGTCTTCTTCGCTGACATCTGGCGTTCCAGATCATCAGCAACGCGATTCATACGACGGGTATCATCAAGAGGGAGAACCATCTCGATGATGTCTTCCTGACCAGACTCATGCAGATACGTTTGTGCATCGTCGATGAGACGTTGACGCCTGCGAGCCCAGGTCACAAACCGATCAGCAACATGGCGACCAAGCGCCATATCCACAACAGTATCCGAGCGCACGTCGTGCAGATCCATACCCTTCGTCTGAGACAGTGCCCATCGCTCCCCTGGCACCACGCTCATGGCACCACGATCGTCCTGACTATCCTCATTACTGTCCCGCGCATCATCTTGTATCGCTTGCAATACAAGTCCTTTCCCGGACAGCATCGACACAAGATCGGCTGTTCGAGACGCCAGCGATGCGCGAGCTCGCTCCAAGCGTTGCTTCAAAGTAGTCCGACCAGCTTTGCCGCCAGCTACCAGCAAGCGTCCACCGCTCACGCCGTGAGCAGCAACACCAAGCTTTTCAGCTTCATCAGCATCCTTCATCTTCGGAATCGAGCGATCTGCCAGCAGAGCTTCGAGACCCACGACTGCCTCGCGTCGCTTATCCACCGACTCCAACACGTCTTTCCACGAGTCGTCATCGCGGTGCTGCCCGTCGACACCTACCGCTAGTGGCCCGAGCAACGATCGGTACTTACTCACGCAACGAGCGTGGTATTCCTCTTCTTCCAGATACAGCCTGTGCATCACCTCAGACTGCGGGGATACTGCGCCTGCCTGAAGACCGGCTTCCCAGTCAGCGGCACGCATACGCCAATACTCACGCTGTGTATCATGTTCCCGTAGACGAGCTCCATACGATCGAAGGCGCAGTGAGAATCCAACCAGATCATCATCAGCGCTCACACCCTGAGCCCGAGTCTTCATACGCTGAGATTGCGTTGCCATGAGCGTCTCGACATCCTGGCTCATCACAGTGAGCATCGGTGTACGTACAGAAAGAGCTTCAGGTGGGAGAGATTGCAGCACTTGGTACAGACCATTGACGCTGCGCTCCATGATCGTCTCATGGCCACGATGGATCAGCGCTCGTTTCTCCTGATCGCTCAGACCTTCGCGATGAGCACGACGGTTCGCATATGTCTCAACTGCGATCATAGCTGATCCCATGGGGGAACCAGGGCGATCGAGCAACTCAGTGACGAGCTCTGTCGCAACACTGTTCGCACGTCGCATCTCCGGTCGATGAGACCCGTAACGCCACAGCGTCTTGTCAACAGGCAGACACGCCAACAACAACTGGGGTAGTGACTCATCGAGCACCTTCTCATGAGCCCAACGCTTCACGAACGCAGCAACGTTCATGCGCTCATAGCCCACGGCACTGGACATGTGTGCCACATGCTGGTTCTCATCAAGCCACGAGTCAACACCGCGTCGCAAGAGCGATATATCCGTGCTGGTGAGCTTACCCTTCTGTTGCATGCCCTTCTCTGTACGCACACGTCGACCGAGCCCAGCATCAACCATGGCAAGGTGGCAGTGAACATGCAGGGTATCAACCTGGATGACGCCCACATAGCGCAGGTCATCAAAACGATGCCCCATACGCTCCAAACCATGCATGATTGCCATACGCAAACGCATCTGGTCGATATGACCTCGGTAATCGCCCTTGTTCTGTGCGACGAAGCCCTTGGGGACGACGCCCGTCTCCTGAAGATACTCAGGGCTGAAAGACAGCACGGTTTTCATCACCGTGTGCCCCTTGTCGAACAAACGCTGAATGTCAGCACTGGCACGACGCACACCTTCATCAGACAACGACGGCTGGCCGTAACCGAATGCAACACCGCCTTGACCGGACACGTGTAGCACGTTGTCTTTAAGCTGATGCCTCGACACGGCTTTCTCAGTGGCGCTCTCTCGTGCCATGTAACGCAGGATGAAATCCTCGGTGTCGCGTCGACGAATAGGCGTCACAGGCTCTGTTGCGCCTTTACGCGCCATGTAGCGCATCACGTAAGCGCCGGGTGTGCCACCGCGAGAACCACCATGCTTACCCCCGCCTGGAGTTGGCACACTGAACTCGTTGACAACAACGATGCTCTGCTTCAAGCTCATTGGTATCGACACACCTTTCTTTCAAGTTACTTCAAATCGCATCTATTTTTTAAATAAAGATCGTTGAATACATACAGTGCAGTGCCGACAGGGGCGGCAGGTATGCCCCACCGCCCCTGTCATTGCATCATCAGCTCATGATGTCAGAATTCTGGATCATCGAGATCAGCAGCGTCAATCTCGTCCGCCGTTGCAACCGGTGCCGCCGCCTCGACAGCCTCACGAGCCGACAGACGCTTACGCTCCGTATCTCGCTCGGCATCAGCGACAGCCTCGTGCAGATCCTCGATCGAATCAACCTCAGGCTGAGCCAGAATCTCGGGCGCGTTCTGAGCAACCGAGGTGTTGATGACATCGGCCACGACCTCACGGAAGGTCGACGCCAGAGCATCCGTCGTCAGGGTTGCGCGCTGATTCTCAGCGTCGTCAACGACCTCAGGCTGAGCCTGGACAACAGGAGCAGACTGGATCTCGGTTTCAGCCTCAGGCGCAACCTCGGCCTCAGTTTCATCTGCACGCTGAGCAGCCTGAGCGTTACGCATCAGTGCATCGAAGAGAGGCGAGTCCATGACGGGTAGCACGGTCGGCTCACCGCTGAGAGCCTGAGCGATCGATGCACCCTCGGCCTCATTGATACGACCATCGGTACCCTCGTCATCGAACTGAGACTCCATCCCAGCGAAGATGTCATTCACGTGATCCGTGCGCTCCAGCGCGTGATCGACAGACTTCTCGTTCTCATGATCACGAGCACGAATCTGAGCGAGGTAATCCGGGAAGTAGTCGGACAGATCCAGACCCGATGTCACAGCGTCGACAACCAGGCCATCCCGATCGACGACATCGAGGAATGCCAGGGGTGCTTCGTTCTCGTTACGAGGTGCGATAACAAAACCTTCATAGTGAGCCGGGAGCATCCACACCTGGTTGAGCAGATCGCTGGGTGGCTCAAAGCCTTCGTTGAAAAAGCCCTTTTCGACCAACGACACCAGCTGCTCGTCGGTGAACTCATAGAACGCATCAACGGTTGTGGCACCGCCGTCCATCTGATCGAAATCCACCTCTGTCACGCCATAGGCAATCTCAGGCGATCCGTAGGGAACAAGTCCTACGAGACGACCTCGGACGTGGAGAACAGGTCGGTAATTCGACCTGGCCCCGTGATTGGTGAAGTACAGGGTGTCAACGAGCACCTTGATGTCAGCTTCACCCTTGACCTCACGAGACTCAACGCCTCGCATCGATAGTGCGTGTCGCGCCCAACGGTTGGAGCGCTTCATGCCGATTACTGTACTCATGTTCCTTCTTTCTTTGTTGGTTGGTGGATACCCCAACGCGATCAGCGTTGGCGAGACTTCTTCTCTGCCTTCTTCGCCTTCTTCACTGCCTTAGACAGCTTGTCGGACTTATCCAGAGCCTTGGCGCTCGTGTCGAACTCAGCACGATCAACCCAACGACGCATCGCTGTAAACACCTTGTTCATACCGCGATACCCGAGTGCGCACAGCCAGATCACACCAGCCGAGATCACAATCGTGATCAGCAGCATCGGGGCGACCCAGTACGCGATGAAAGCCTCGGTGCTCGGAGCATTCGCACTCGTCACGCCGAGACCGTCTTGGACAAGACGGCCCATGTTCGGGATGACCTTCAGGGCACCCCACAGCATGATCCATAGGCTTACAAGAACCCACGAAACAAAGCCGATAACACGCGCCACAACGTAGACACCCATGCGAGCACTGCGCTTAATCGAGCCCTTCTCATCAAGGGTCATAGGCGTGCGAGCAGTGTTAATGAGAGAAGACAGATTCATAACAGATTCCTTTCGGGTTATTGATTAAAAAGTGGAGAAACGAGTGGGACCGCACCCATCATCGCTCAGTAGGTTCGATCGCGTCCCGGAGCACCGGCCCAACCGGTGATGTCCGAGATCGAACCATCGCTATCGAGCGTGTAGCGCATCGTAGAATACGACGTACTCGTCGCCTTGCCATCGGTGCTCGTGGTCGTAATACCGACAACAGCGAAGTACGTGTACTTCGTGCCATCAACGTTGGTCACAGAGGTCGTGAAGCTCTCCAGAGACGAGTTCGCGCCCTCATATGCAAAGTAGGTCTTACCAGACGAGTCCGTACGCCATGCGCCAGCATCCTCCCCAGGCATAAACACCGTAAGGAACTGAGAGGTCTCGTCCAGATGCCAGCGATCGATGAGCGCTTGTCGCGCAGAGATGTACTCATTGCCATTCGACCACGTAAGCGCCTGCTTCATGATCGCCTTCATGTTCTCGTCATCGCTGTGCTTACGCGCCGGGGACATACCGGTTGCCTCAGCCGAGACAGTCTCCTGGTTGTTCGTCGTCGACGTTTCCAGCGACGCAAGCTGCGATTGCAGCTGCTGCACCTGAGCTTCGTTGCGAGCATTCTCATCGGCCACATGATCGCTGTGCGTCGCCGCGACACCGACACCACCCAGGAGGATCGCACTTCCTACGATCAACGCACCAAACCGTGCGATAACAGGCGTCTTCTTGTTCTTTTGCGCCATCTTAACCAACTCCATTCTCGTGAGCAGTGTCATCGCTGACAAGCAAACGCGCACCAGCGGTCGTCACTCCGGTGTGAACACCGGAGAAAGTGCCCGAGGCTGCATCGTATGTGGCCGTCGTCCATGCCAGCAGAGTGCCGTCAGAACTCCTGCACAGCCAAGCGATCGGCAGTGCCGACGTGTCTGTCACACCATAGGTGACAACCGATTCCCATTCGTACTGATCAGCAGGCAAGGCACTCGTCTGACCCGAAGCGTCTTTTGCCAGCGGCGCGTACCAACGCACAGCAGCACCATCAGGAACAAACTCGGCAAGCCGAGTATGTAGATCGGCCACACGCTGCGCATCTACATCCGAGGTGCTCGTCGACCATCCGCGATACTCGTTCTGGAGATCGGCTACCTGCTGACTCTTCTCCTGGAGAGAATTCACAGCAGCCTTCGCGCCCTCGACATCAGGCACAACCTCGGATGCCTGCTGAGCCTGAGCAACCTGAGCAGTCAAAGTCTGGATCTCAGCGCTTCGATCGATCGGAGCACTCTGAGTACCCACAATCGCAACACCGATTCCCATTGCAGCCAAGCTCAAGCCCGCTGCGATCTTCAGATCGATACGACGCTTCTTACCGTCACCGTCGTCATGAGCCTTCTTCTCAGCTCGCTGAGCCTTCTTACGTTCGAGCTCATCGGCCAATTCCTGGCCACTCTTCCAATGCGTTTTCGGCGTTGGTGTCTTCGCCCATTCACTGAGCTTGCTCATTCGATCTGCCATGGTCATCACTCCCTTTCTCTATCTCTTTTCCACTGACGTGATTTCACTCGTGTATCAACATAATCAATAGTACCACAACACCCCGTACCAGATGCAATCATCCAGTACGGGGTGCCATGAGTGATGCTACATGATCACGGACCGGGGGTCAGACGCGAGCTCTTGTCACCCTGACCCTTTTGCATCGTAGACGGAACCGTCACCGATGCGAACTTCGAAGAAGACTCCTTCGTGGTGTTTCGATACGCGACATAGTCCGTATCGAGACCCGTCGAACCAGTGTAGAACTGGCCCACTGTCGGAGCACGATCGTTGAGCGAACCCGAGACGATCTCGCCCTGGGGCTCGTAGTTACCCTCGCCCCAAACTTCCTTCACAGAGTCCTCACCGACATACATGACCGTGTGCGATACACCGCCAGTTGTACGCAAGAGGATGTCACCGGGCTGAAGCTTGCTCTTATCGCCGTTGTAGTCGATCTTGGTCCACTTCGAACCGCCCTGACCCTGAAGATACTCTAGCTGGTTGGACACGCCACCAGCCGGGTACGTATCGTCAGTACCAGACCAGCGAACAGCCGTGGCAACAGTACGGTCACACGAGGCAAAGTAGTTATCCGACTCACCGAGCACCTCCTTGTGGAGGTACTTGTAGATGTCGGTGCCATCGTTACCCTTACCATCGTCGTTGTACGGCCATGCGTAAGAGATCGCAGCCTTGACCATCGTGGAGTTATCCACCTTGCCACCGTGCGACTTGCACTTGCTGGCAGCAGCGGCAACGGAGCTACTGTTCGCACCGGTCACAGCGCTGCCCGACTGAGCCAGGATCGAATCAGCCAGAGACTTATTCTTCTCCCAGCCGCCCATCTTGGCAAACCAAGTACCAGCAGCGCTCTCGCGAGAGCCGAGCGTACCGTCGTTGATGCCCTCCCACTTGGTGAGGAAGTACGAGGTCGACGCAGAGACACTACCGCCCTCGGAGTTGTCAATCAGAGCCTTCACCTGAGCGACACGAGCCGGATCGTCCTTGGAGATCATGAAGCCGAGCTGGGTTTCCAGCGTCGACCACGGTTTACCAATCGACTGCGCATACTCGGTGAGCAGCGCGTTACGACCATTCGTCCACTGACCCAGACCAATACCCATGAGATCAATCGCAGGGAAACGCGCAGAATACGCAGGATCCACCTGTGCGATCTTGAAGCCCTTGGCCTCAGCGTCTTGCTTACGAGGACCGATCGTGAACTTCTCATCAAAAATCGTCTCCACACCGGTCGGATCAATGCCGGATTCATGGGACCAGTTGCCCAGAACACCGGCGATATTCTCATCCGACATACCCCATGCCGACAGCACAGAGTAGACAGTCTTCGCATTCTCTTCAGTCTTAGCCGAGACATCACCAACAGCGCCGTCTGCCGCCTTCGCTGCGTTTTCGACAGCCACAGTGCATGATTCCAGCAACCCATCGTTACGAGCAGCCATATCGCCGTCACGCAGAGCGACCGCACCACCAGCGATAACAGCACCCACGCCAACAGCCGTTGCCACAGCAGTTGCAATAGTCGCTGTCGCCGCCGACACGGCTCCGCCCAGTGCGCTGGCAACAGCCGCACCGGCTCCCGTGAAGAAGCCAACCACAGCCTTTGCAGCTGCGACGAACGCGCCAACGATCATGGAGTACAACGATTGCGCCGCCGCCATGATCGACAGCATCACCGTCTTGAGCCAATTGAGGAACACCGTCAGTGCAGCAGCTTGCGCCGCAGCAGGAGCCGCTGCTCCGGCAGCAGCTCCGGTCGCAGCCTTACTCGCGCCGCTCTTGTTCTGGCCTCCCTGGATACCGTCACCCAGCAGACCACCGCCACCGGGCTCAGCGCCACCAGAACCCATCACGTCGGTACCATTCGCTCCTGTGTCAGCTCCTGTGCCCACAGGCTCATTGGGCTGAGCAGACGGTTCAATACCGGCATCCTGACTCTGAGGGAGCTTTTCAATCCCGTCTGGTTTCATACCTATCTCCTTTTCGTTCATTCGAGCTCTTTCCGTTCTTTCGTCCCGTCCCACACTCAGTACAACGTCAGCACATTGGCATTTGTATTCTGCACTGTGTTCGTTCGCACATTACGCAGCTCGATCTCCAGATTAAGCAGATCGTTGTAGGACGTGACCTGGTACGCCTTCTTGTGGTCGTAATAGGTCTGCCACGACGTGATGAGGTTGCTACGCAGATCCAGCAACGGCTTCACGAACGTGTCACGGTTCGTGTACGCGGTCAACGGCGTGCCATTGGTCAGAGTAAACTCAACCTTCTGCCAATCCGGCGAACCAGTCGACAACGCAGCCTGAGACTTCATGAAGTCCACGTAGCTCATGCCCTTGGGAACAACCTGATCGAGGTAGCCCTCGTTCACGGTGCCGTGTCGCCAATCGAAATCGTAACCACCAGGTACCACAGTCTTGGACGACAGGAACAACGTCGACTCACCGGTCTTGCTACTCTTCGCATCTTGACCGGTCACCTGATCGCCTGCAATAACATCGGGAACCACCGGCTCATTGAGCTGAAGCATCGTGCCACGATCGTTCACAGAAGTCGTAGAGATCTGCGAGGTGTACTGATCGATCTTCGCCAGATCGGCCTTCATCTGAAGCAACTGGCCATCCATCTGATCACGCAACTTCTGCTCGGCATCACGAGTCACAGCCTCGTGGTAGACATCGCCTGCGTTGAACTCAGTGCCAGCCGTTCCAAGGTTCATGCTGACAGATCCCGATGCTACAGGGTTGAACGCAATACGCATCTGGTCGTACTGCTGGAAAGACTTATCGCCTGCGTTAGGGTCAGTCTTCGACGAAGACGATCCACCAGACTGGGGCTCACTGGCAGCACCCTCGCCTTCCTTGTAGGAGATCTCTCGATTGATACGAATCGTCATATCGAGGATCTGAAGATCGAAGCCATTCGGGTTATCCAGGACAACCGCCATGTACTTGGCGTTGTTGCCAAACGTCACATAACGAGCCGTGATCGACTTGCCCTTCAGCGAGTGCTGATGGAGCTCGCGATCGGTGCCCGTCAAGAACACCTGGTAGTCATCCGCGTTCGCGGGAAGACGTGCCTCATCACGAGCATTGAGAAGCACCATTGTGCGAGTCTTGGAGGGGTCGGTGTACACACCCATCACGCGACCGGTTGCCTGCGTGCGAGAGGTCGTAAAACTCTGCGTGTACATCGCCGTCGCACTGAGCTGTTCCTGGGCATTCGTGTATGACGACACACCTGCACCAGTCAACAGTGCTGCGCCCGTCAGACTGAAAACAGCCACAGCGACACCAAATCGCTCCATCGCGTGGTGCGAATCAAACTTGAAGCGGGTCTGGAATGCCTTAAACTTCGCAGCGAAACTAGACGAGGTATCGTCAGCCACTACAGTGTCTACAGCGGCATCATCACGAACGTCATCCACAGATACATTCTGATTCTCACCGTTCTTTTTACCTTTACCCCATGCCATATTGTGATCCTTTCGATTCGTGTTCTATGTTTTTAATCTGGGAGTGCGTGTGGATAGCAACAGCCGGAGCCGGATGAACCGGCCCCGGCTGTCACAGTGACCTTTTGACCATCGTTGCGCTGTTAACCTATCACGGCCACATGGTCAGAAGATACGGCAGAATCGTGCCTCCGCCGAGATCCTCAATCGTGGTCTTACCACCCTCGGCAATACCGAAGACGAGAGAGCCACCACCGGCCATCGCTGCACCACCGATAATGATGAGCAGCGCGACAGTCACCCAAGAAGTCTGAGCGGCCGACTGGCCGCCGAACAACTTGCTGAAGAACTTGTAGGCACCCCACACAACGGCGGCCGTGCCAAGCAGCACGATGACCAAACCACCAATGAACTTGATGTAGGTCGTCGCGTTGACGAGGAAGCTCTTCAGATCCCAGTCCGCAACAAGCGGGTGATCCGCGATTGCGAACAGTGCACGATTCGCCTGGGCGTTGAGAACATCGATCGCCTGAGTAGCAAGAATATCGAGAGACATGTGATCTCTCCTTTCATAGAAGTAGTTGTACATGTGCATCTGGCCAGAGCCCGGCTGGTTTTGTCAGATGCCTACACTCATGACCTAGATACATACTACACAACCCACGTGCATCGAGCAAGTGAAACGCCCTCGATCACACTGGAGATCCAGCATAATCGAGGGCGTCATGAGTGTCACATGAACACTCTCACATAGTCACCATGGGCTCACGAGGGCATCGGCGGCATCGAAGAACCACCCGAAGGCTTCACGCCTTTCAGGCCCTTGCCCGCCTTACCCGATGCACCCTGACGAGGCGCACTCAGCGAGCGAGAACTACCACCACGGGACGGTGCCGGTCGAGACGGCGCAGGAGTCTGTGCTGGAGCCTGCGTCTGCGTCGGTGCCTGCTGCTGAGGCTGCGCCTGAGGCTGACGAACCTGCTGACGCTGAGCACCCACAGCACCACGCTGAGGCTGAGACTGTGGCTGGCTTGTACGCGCTGGCTGAACAGGACGCGGTGCCTCAGCCGACTGACGGTGAGCCTTCGCCTCCTGACCCTTGGTCTGAGCACTCTGGACATCACCCAGGGCCTTCTGGCCATCCTGAGCAGCGCCTGCGACATCACCGGCGTACGCCTTGGCAGCTGCCTTACCACCGTGCCACACGGCCTTCACACCGGAGGTTGCCTGATCAACACGAGCCTTATCGGCCTTGTTGTGAGCATCCATCGTCGACTGAATCGACCCTGCGGTCTCACTCATAGCGTCATCAGCGTTGTTGGCAACCTTGCTCGATGCAGCTGCATCAGCCTGCGGACCAGCCTCAAGCTGAGCTGGCTCAGACAAACCACCACGAGCATCAACTTCACTTGCGAGCTGACGATCCGACTCGGATGTCATCAATGCGCTGGAGTTGTCGTTGCTTGTGCTGTTGTCGACGTTCACACCGCCCGACCCGTCGCTGAGCAGCAAACCGCCGCCACTGCCACCACCAGTAGGACCATTCGGATCACCACCGGATGCACCAGGGCCGATCTCATCGGGGCCAGGGCCATCGGTACCGTTGATGGATAGCATCGATCCACCGCCCATACCCGAGACACCGCCGTTTCCATCCTGAATACCGCCAGAGCCAGCCATGAGACCGCTCGATGCACCGCCGCGTCCCGAGCCAGAGCCCAGACCACCACGACCGCTCATCAGACGGTTAGCAGCAGCAGAGCCAACGCCTGCGCCAACGCCACCAGCCAGAGCGGGCATCAGCTTGCCGCCACCAGCAGGGGGAGCAACATTCGTGTCCAGGAACTTATCGACAATCTTCGTGACAGCCTCGTTGAGACCCTTCACGAATGCACCACGGAAGTGCATCATCTTCCACGTCAGGAGAATCAGCAGCACAGTAGACACCAGCGACGTAAAGAGCGTGACGTTACCACTGTTCTTCAGGTAGACACCGAAGCCACCCATCGAGTTGAACATGTGCTCCAAGCCGCCTTCGAAAATGCTCGGAATCGACAGAATGATCTCCTGGACGAGACGGTAGATGAACATGGTTGCGATGATCTCAGTAATCATCGTAAAGGTGTAGATAACCACCTTCGCGATACCTGCCATGGAACCCAGCGTTGCGAACGGAACCGCCGTGATGATGTGCATCGAGTTCTTGATCGCACCGGTGAACATACCGAATGCGTAACCAAGGCCAAGCACGATGAAGCACAGCAGCGTCACAGCGCCATTAACCCAGTACAGCCAGCTCACGCCAGCAGAACCAACCAGGTTCACAGAGTTGTGGTACTCACGAGTCGCAGAGGACACCGCGTTGCTCGACGAGTAGGTGGTTGCCGAGTTCTTGTCGAACGTCGTGTTCAAGTAGTTATACATGGACAACGCAGACAAGTTCGCACCGTTGAAGTTCTCGCCCAACATAACCCAGTCACCAGCGTACTTATCACCGCTCGTCGTGAACGTGATGGTGCCGCTTTCACCGGACGCCTGGAGACCAGATCCCTCACGAACCTTCAGCACCGGATTATCCGATGCCTTGGTCGCAGAACAACCCTTGCCATCAGCCTTGGTCGAACCATCGGCCTGGACATTGAACCAGGTCGTCGCACAGCTCTTGACCTGCTCCTGGCCGCTCGATGCTTGCTGGCTGATACGACCCTTAATGGCCGTATCAAAGTCAGATGCCTGGTACGACTGAGCAGTCGTGTAGCGCAGGAGCATCTCCATGGCAGCCACGTAGGTGAAATCCTTCAGACCGCCGCTCGATGTCGTATCTGCCTTCGCAGCCTCCGTGGAGATAGAGCCAAGGCCAGACACATCAATGTCCGACACAGACGAAAACGCACCCGAGTTCGCAAGCTTGTTGATCGCCACCGTCGTCTGACGCAGCTTGTTCACAGATGCGCCGGTCGGAGCCTGCTTAGACGAATCCCACTGAAGCGTGGCATTGTCCGGCACAGCAAGGCGGTCCTTCTTCGCCCAGTTCTCGAAGTCGACAAACGTGGAGATCACAACGCGCGTCGCACCCATACCAGCACCCGCTGTCGCGTCCTTCATGACACCCAACGATGCCGTGTACATCGAACCGATAAGAGGCAGACCCACACCGAGGAAGAGCACGCGGATGACAAGCTTCTTCAAGCCACCGAGAGCATTGCCCTTCTTCCACATGAGAGACGAGATGATGAACACAAAGAGGAAGAGTGGGATCAGCACAGTCCACGACAGGTTCACAAGCGCCTGATACCAGCCGCTAAACCACGTATCCAAACTCTGCATCCACACCGGTACACCCTGTCCACCAGTCATACCATTGGCCATAGCGGCGCTCGATGCCGAGATCGCCAAGAAGAACAGCTTGAAGGGATTCAGCGTTTCGAGCAGCCAAATTACAGCCGAGAAGATCGTATCGATACCACCAGCGAGCAGATACAGCAGGGCCATGATGGAACCAAACGCCATGTTCTGGAAGTGAAGCCCCAGACCCGTCGACGTGGAATCAAGACCCAACGCGTTCAACAGCGAGCCATACTGCGCATATGCGAGAACGCCGCTATACGCGGAATTTGCACTGCTCGAATCGTTGTCGCGAACTTTCAACGAGTCATAACCCACCGTGTTCGATGAACCCGTGGCCTTAGAAACGAGCCAGCCGGAGAAGCTCGACACATCATCGTCTCCGTAACCCAGCAAGTTTCCACCCTCACTGGCATTCTGAGCGATCGTCGTCCAGCCCTCATCCGCCGAGAGACCATCGCCTTCACCAGGCTTAGTCGCATCGGAGAAGTAGGCAGTAACGTTCGACGAGAGCGTATAGAAGTCGTACTTCTCCGCCTTGTCCTTGTCAGCGTACGCGCTTCCGCCGATCATGGTGAAACCAAAGACAGCAATGAGCACAGCTGCGACAAACGACATCGCACGGGTGAAGCCCCGAACTGCTCGAACGCGGCTTGTGAGCATCAAACTCTCTCCTTTCTTTTCATGGTTCTTGTTCACTTGTTCTTCCTTTCAGCGTTTTTGCGGGCTTTCTGCCGGGCCATCACAGATCCCCTGTGTCGACCGGGAGCAACACTTCCATCGTAGGTAATATCGCGCACGTGAGCATGGAGACCGAGCGCAAGGTCGCGCTTGAACACAACATTGACCGTCCCTCGTCGCAAGAACGTCAGCCCCTCACCTCGTTGGGTGATGACCTTCGTCATGTCGACAGGAATCTGCTTGGCCAGCTTCTTCTCGTACACAGGCACGAGAGCATCGCTCATCGCACCGAGCGCCGTCCAATCAGCCTCATCGAAGTGGTTGAACTCCGAGTCATCCAGCATCGCCTTCACGCCGTTGTAGCACAGGGC